AAATCAGTGGTTTTAGTATAGTAAGGAGGTTCTTTTTGAGCCTCCTTTTTTTGTTGCCCCAAACCCCAAAGTGGTGGTTTGGGGTGTTTTAAAGTGTCGTTTGGGTCGGTGTGTGGGACTCTTTGTGGGGCGAGTCCCACGGGTCAGTTCTTCTTCAGGCGTTCCCGAAGTTCGGCTATTTCCGCCTCCTGCCTGGTTATTAGCTTGTCCTTATCGGCAAGCCACGCCTGCTGACTTGCTATCAGCTTGTCTTTTTCCGCAAGCAGTTGTGTCAATGCTTCTATCTTTTGCTCTAATGCCGCTATTTTGCCCTCTGTTGCGTTTATCGTCTGCGTGCCTTGATAGTTATCGCCGCTGATGACATTTTGCGACACAGGGCTTGCATTTGCGTTGAGCATCTGGTTGAAGGCAGCGAACTGCGCCTTGCCGATTGCTTTTTCTTCGGCAAACATCTCGCCGATGCCGTTGCGCAGCCACTCGAAGTTTACGTTGAAGGCGTGGGCAATACGCAATAGGTATTGAGGCGATATGCCTTTCTCGCTTTTTAACGCTCGATTAAAGTTTGACGGGCGTATTCCGCACCTTTCAGCAAACTTCACCTGCGAGAGACCGACACTTTCCATGAGTGTCAATACTCTTGTTGTTGATTTTGTTTCCATAATTATATCAAGTGTTAAAAACTAATGTCGTTTTGTTAATCAGCAATCGTAAAGTGTAAAAGAAGTTTAAATATGGAAACTTTTATTTATCAAAACTATATCATTTGATAATTATTTACTACCTTTGCAATCGTTGACAGAGCGCAAGCGAAACAAACCCAATCAGCTCGCAAAACGCTCAATATATGTTTAATATGCAAATATAGCAATTATAGTCGAGATGGCAAAGAGAAAAAGAATAAAACTTCGACAGGGATGCCAAATTCTATTGGCAAAGGACTGCGGAGTAGGGGTCGCAACAGTCCGACGCGCCCTGCAATGGGAATGTGACTCGGACATTCAGAACCTCATCCGCAAACGAGCACATGAACTCGGATACGTCAGACGCTGGTAACGGACGGCACTGCCGTCACAACATAAACCAAACAAAAAGCAAGATCATGAAACAGGCGACAGTAACACAGATTGAGAAGATTTGGCTCTCGAACAAGGAGGCGCAAGTGTACCTCGGCGTGGGCATGGACTTCTTTAAGAACCTCCGTTCAAGCGGACGTATCTCGTTCTTCAAGGTCGGCACAACGGTGTTCTACCGCAAGCGCGACATTGACAAGCTCATTGAAGCAAATAGAGTATGTTAGAGTTAATAGTACATTCATAATAATGGTTTTAAAAACTTTTGTTTCGGCGATATTTAATCGCTTCGTCGCGAGACGATTTTTCTACACTTAGAAGTTTTTTTGATTCATAAGGTTATAATTAAACATTGTTGAACCAACATGTTTCAAGCGTGAAACATCAGCTTAACAAAACCTGCGGTCGTCGCGAGGTGGTCGCAGGCTTTTAAAAACAACGCGGAGTGGTGCAAAGGTAAGCACGTGTGGGTCAGATTTCTTTCATAGGGTTAATAGATAGAATCGCTCATAATTAGTCAGTCATAAGTTAAATAAGCAGTTAGCCCCACAAGATGCAGGTGTCGTAACCGCCTCCGCGACTTGAATTTGTTGTTATTGTTTTTGGTGGAAAACAGTTTGTAGTTGATTTAAGTTATTATTTGATAAAATTTCCCGCAAATCTGCGAAGACAAGCGGGTTTAACAAGGTCGGAACGCACGATTGGAAGTGCTGAGAACAATGGATAGGGCGCAGTTGTCTGTTTTTAAGCTTTAAATATTCTGGATGATGCCATTTGCTGAATAAATTCCTAATGCCCGAGCCTCGGAAAGTTCTTGCGGGTCGCACCGCTTCCGACCACAAAGTAAAGACGTTCTTTGATTTGTTGACACACAGAAGAAAGGCATATAGGACGGCGCGAGACCAACAATCCAAGACCGCCGCCCGAGGATGCTGAGTAACGAAAGACCTGCTAAAACGTCTCCCGACGTAGCGAAAGCCGTGAAAGCGGATAGAATGAACCATGCCGGACTCTGAATTGCCGGCACAGGCAAAGCGAAAAGGAACGCAGTAGGCTGCGCAATCAAATTGCGCAAGACGGCGCACCGCAAAAGGTCTATAAAGGTGCGGAAAACAACAGACAGAGACTTTATTTAGTGTTTGTCATATTATATAAAAGAGGAGAGTGCGCGATTTGCAAGGCGAAGTCCTCGGAACTTAATACGAGTTCCGGGACTATGATACTGGTTCGATTCCAGTCTCTCCTCCTGCTTTCTAATTCTTTTTTTTAATATTGGTTAGTGAATATTATTCAAAGAGTAGTTGTGTGTGCTGTTCGTGATGATAGCACACATTATTTTTTTAACTAAAAAGAAACGAACGTGAAGCAAACGAACATCTACAGTCACAAAGGATGGCTGAAAGAAATAACAATTCGGGAATACCCGTATTCTTCTGCCGGGGAGATAGCCGCAAGACACGGCGTTTGCAGCGGCAGCGTCTGGTATTGGGTTAAAAAACTGAACCTACAGCAGACGGACGAGACGAAAGCCCGAATACTCAAAAAGGCACGGGGTTGTATTGCAAACACAATCAAGACAAATCCCGAGGCCAAACGAAAAAGCATGGAAACGAAAAAGCGCACGATGATGATGGAGCGGTTCCGTGTAATGTCGGGGATGCCTCAGAAAACAAAGATGCGCATTGCGATGCGACCCACAAAGGCGTACAAGGCGATATGGTATCTGGTGAATATGCGCAACTACTTCCGTGACATTGAGGTAGGTGGCAGGTTCACGCTCTATTACGATGAACAAACGAAACGCTCCGGCAAGGAAGACTACTACACAAAATCCTGCGGACTGACGTTTGAGCAAGTGCGAAATTAGTTCTTTATATATTAACCATTAAAACCAAGCCGACAAGGACGGCTTGCAGGTGCGAATCCTGCCGTTTTGAAAACTTTTTTGATTTTTGATTAAGCTTGTTCTGTAACAAGTTGGGATTGCGTCATGGGCCACCTGTAAGCCATGAACGCTGCAAGCAAGGAGTGACGGGTTCTTTTCATCTATGTTTGTAACAATTTCAAGCCTGTCATGTACCGAGCCTTTGGGAGCAAAACACACCGAGCAGGGTTGAAATCCCTGCAATCCCTCTATTTTTTTAAAACGACTGAATATTATGGGAATTATATTTTCATCGGTCATCATAGTTCTTTTGCTCGTCGTATTCGCAGCAGTCACCCAGGCTGCGGTCGAGTACCTCGTTGACTGTGACGACAATAACACGAAAAAGGAGATGTAGCTCATGGGTAGAACAAAAGGATGTCACGACTGCATCTGGGGCAACTGGCCCGAGATGTGCAAAGACCCGAAGCGAGACCCGAAGTCAAACTATTGCTGCTGCCAGTGGGAATGGCGGCACGAATAAAAAACATACGGAATGAACATAAGCGAAGTGTATGAGCGCATCCGAGAACGAGAGTCGGGCGCAAGTGCAGAGTCTCGTACACGAGCAGAGCTGCACATACAGAAGATTAAGGAACTCCGAGAGAAGCACAAGGCGTTTATCAAGCTGCCGCATACAAAGGCGTGCGACCTGGTGAAATACTGCCTTGCCATCGACAGAAACCTCGGTATTAACCGAATACATGAAAATGCGTTCGGGTTTATCTTCTTCAAGTATCAGTAACTAATTCTAAAAACATAAGGCAATGAGAACAAGAACAGCAGTGTGGTACGAAACCACGGTACGCTACGAGCGTTCAAAGGGTGACGAAAACAATATCACTACGGAAGCATACGCCGTGGACGCACTGAGCTTCGCGGAAGCGGAACAGAGAATTACAGAAGAGATGAAACCGTATTGCTCGGGCGAGTTTGATGTGAAGAAAATCGCAATCGCTCCGTACGCCGAGGTATTCTTCTCCGAAGATGAAGACGACGACAAATTCTTCCGTGCAACCGTCGCAATGATTACGCTTGACGAGCGCACCGGCAAGGAAAAGAAAACCAACGTAAACTATCTCGTTCAGGCGGAAAATATCGAAACGGCACGCCGATATGTCGTAGACGCATTTTTCAATACGGCAATGGAATACGAGATCAAGCGCCTCGTAGAAACAAAGATACTCGATGTGTTCGAGAAGTAACATGTTTTAAAAACAGCATAACAAATGGAAAATAACGAATACGAAGTGCTGCAAGTGCAGCATGATCAGAACATCGTTCAGTTGGACGCAGTAGAGCGTGCAAACATAGACTCGCAGGTGGCAACCGCAAAGCAGTATCCGAGAGACGTCACACGAAGCATCAATAACTCAATCGCTTTGGCGACAATAGACGAGAATACAGCACAGAGCTGCGGTTACGCTCTCCCTCGCGGCAAAAAGCCTATCACCGGTCCGAGCGTGCATCTGGCAAAGTTAATCGTCTCCAACTGGGGTAATATGCGTACCGAAGCAAAGGTCGTTCAGATTACCGATAAGCAGGTTGTCAGCCGTGGTACATGTTGGGATTTGGAGAACAACGTGGCATCCGCTTTCGAGGTTCGCCGCTCAATCGTAGGCAGTAATGGCAAGAGATATTCGGACGATATGATTACCGTCACAGGTAACGCAGCCAACGCTATCGCATACCGCAACGCCGTGTTCGCCGTTATCCCGAAGGCTGTTACCGACAAGGTGTACCAGGCGGCGCAACACTGCATCACCGGCGACCTCTCTGACAACGATAAGCTGATTGCTACACGCAAGAAGTGCATCGACTACTTCAAGGACGAGTACGGCATCACGGAAGAGGAGGTTATAATGATTTGCGGAAAGCAGACCGTCAATCAAATCAAGGCAGAGCAGATAGTTCTATTGCGCGGCGTAATACAGTCGCTCAGAGATGGCGACACAACCGTGGGAGAACTTATGAAGCCGTATCGCAAGGAAGAGAACAAGAAGAACGTTGCAGCCAAAGCAGCCGAAACCGCAGTAGCCAACGCTGTAAAGAAGGAGACTAAGGCATGATTACCGATAATGTAGAACAAAGAAGTATCGCCTGGTACCGCAGTCGCTTCTCCAATTTCACAGGTTCCGAAGTTCACAATCTTATGAAGTCGGGTCGCAAGAAAGACGAGGTGTGGTCCGAAACGGCAAAGAGCTATATGTACAAGGTAGCCGCCGAGCGCATGTTCAACCCCGACTTCCTCAACGATGATGATGTGTTTGAGGATTATCTCCATCAGACGAACTTCACCTCCAAGGCTATGCAGTTCGGCATCGAGCAGGAACAGTACGCCCGAGAAACATACATCAAGCTCAACAACGATGTCGAGGTGTTCGAGGTTGCATCCTGCAAGCACGATACCATACCGCACTTCGCAGCCTCGCCCGACGGCATCGTAAGAGGTACGGACTTGAAGTGCCTGGAGATTAAGTGCCCGAACATCGCAACACACATGATGTATGTGGATAAGATACACGACGGCGCATCACTGAAAGAAGTCAAGCCCGAATACTATTGGCAGACAATGGCGGAGATGGCTTGTACCGGTGCAACGGAAACTGACTTTGTTTCCTATTCGCCGTGGCTCCTGAACCCCATACACATCGTAAACATTCCACGCAACGACGAGGACATCGCGCTGCTTGAAGAGCGCGTGAAGCTCGCGAACGCTTTCGTGGAAGAAGTTATCAACAAGTCAAAATCCTAAAAATTATCATGGACGTAGTAGGAAAAATCATAGCGGCCCTGCCTCCCAAGAACGGCACGTCGCAGTCAACCGGCAAGCCGTGGCAGGTCAATACCTATGTGTTGCAGACCAACGAGCAGACACCGAAGAACATCGCCTTCGACGTGTTCGGTGCAGAGCGTGTCGAGCAGTATAATCTCAAGGTGGGCGATATGGTCACGGTGTCAATCGACATCGACGCTCACGAATACAACGGACGTTGGTACAACCAAATCAGAGCATGGAACGTCGTTAACCATGCTTCGACACAGCAGCCGACCGCACAGCAGGCACCACCTCCGACACCGCAGCCTGGTGCCCTGTTTCCGCAGCAGCCTGCATCAGGAGCACAGCCCGCACCGTCAGCAGGAACTGACCAACTGCCCTTTTAACGTTCGCAAATACGTTCTGTGGGCACAAGCCAACCTAAATGCTATCATAGTAGGGTAGGGCACCTCCTGCCCTACAAACCAAGTGAACTACCCACAAGCTAAAGACTTGTGGGCTTTACGGTACATTTTATAAAAGTCATTGTTATGAAAAACAGAATTTCCCTCGATTTGTCAAATATGGAAGCCTTTAAGGAGCTGACCGACATACAACTCGGTGAGCTTATGAGGGCCGTATTCGCTTACGCTTCCGACGGCACAATGTTGTCCGAGGATGCCGACCAAGCCGTCCGTGTCGCGTTCGCCTTTCTGAAGGCGGACGTGGACGCGGAACGCGACTCATACAAAAGACGCTGCGAGCGCAACAAGGAGAACGCACGCAAGCGTTGGGCGAAACGTAATAAAAGCAAAAGCGCACACAAGACAAGTACGCCTAAAGGTGTGGCGAGTCCTGTATTGCAGGAAAAGACCGCAACGGTAGACTACGAAAAGCTCGTCGCCTACTGGAACCGCCGTGTGGATGAAACGAAGTCCTCAATGGCGAAGGTGCTCAATATCACACCTTACCGCAAGAAGCTGATCGAGGAGCGACTTGCGGAATATGACAATGACAACAAGGCATTACAGAAGGTGCTTGACAAGGCTCTCGCAGACCCCTACCTTAACGGCAAGAACCCTTCAAAATGGGTCGCTGACTTCAACTGGCTACTGAAACCCGAGAACTTCTCGCGGCTCGTAGAGAGCGGTATTGCTACTTCAAATGAGCCGAAACCGCAGGCTGTGAAGGTAACGATTACTGAACCCGATTTGACAAGCGAACGTCTGGAAGCAGAACGACACAGAGAGGAAATAGAGTTCACGCGCGCTGAACAGCAACGTAACAACCTCCTTGCGGCTACCAAGGCTGCGGACAGAAACCCGAACTGCATCCAGGCAAGGATAGCATACAACGCCTACGAGGACGGCACACTTGCGAGACTCGGTATAGAATGGACTCCTAAAACATCAACCAATGGCACTGAAAGACGAAATACAGAAATGGCTAAGCGAGCATCCTGACGCAACAGTTGAGGAAGCGATATGGGCAGGAGCATACATCGAAATCGACTTATGGTGCAATAAAACAAAATGACAATGACAACAACAACCGGAATAATATTACTCGTAGCCTACGTCGCCTTTGTGGTAGGCTCAATCGGCTACACAATCGGGTTTCTTCACGGAAGCTCCGCAAAACATAGCGAATATAATGAACTTTAGCCTATGGAAGCAATGGATAAAGAAGCCTACGAAATCAAAAAAGACGGCATGACGCGAGCTGAACGCAGAGCGTACGAGCGTATGCTGGTGAAACAAAAGAAAGGACAGTAATATGGCAAACGAAAACAAAATTATCGCCTATAAAGGCTTTGACAAAGATTTTAAATGCCGAGGTTTTCAATACGAGGTCGGCAAAACATACGAAATGGACGGCAATATTGCATGTTGCAACCGTGGCTTTCACGCTTGCGAGTCGCCAATGGAGGTGTTCGACTATTATGATATGCTAACCTCTCGTTTCGCAGAAGTGGAACAATCCGGCAAAATGGACAAAGAAGCCGATTCAACAAAGACGTGTTCTTCGCGTATTAAAATCAAAGCAGAACTAAAACTTGCCGACATCATCAATTTGGGTGTTGAATGGCTGAAAGAAATTACTATGCCATCCAAGATTGAAACAAATAACAGTTGCAATAAAGACTACTCCGCTAAGATTGGTTCATCGGGCGACTCCGCTAAGATTGGTTCATCGGGCGACTCCGCTCAGATTGGTTCATCGGGCGACTACGCTAAGATTGGTTCATCGGGCAGCTACGCTAAGATTGGTTCATCGGGCGACTACGCTCAGATTGGTTCATCGGGCTACTACGCTAAGATTGGTTCATCGGGCGACTACGCTAAGATTGGTTCATCGGGCTTCTCCGCTCAGATTGGTTCATCGGGCAGCTACGCTAAGATTGGTTCATCGGGCGACTACGCTCAGATTGGTTCATCGGGCTACTACGCTAAGATTGGTTCATCGGGCGACTACGCTAAGATTGGTTCATCGGGCTTCTCCGCTCAGATTGGTTCATCGGGCAGCTACGCTAAGATTGGTTCATCGGGCGACTACGCTCAGATTGGTTCATCGGGCTACTACGCTAAGATTGGTTCATCGGGCGACTACGCTAAGATTGGTTCATCGGGCTTCTCCGCTCAGATTGGTTCATCGGGCAGCTACGCTAAGATTGGTTCATCGGGCGACTACGCTCAGATTGGTTCATCGGGCTTCTCCGCTCAGATTGGTTCATCGGGCAACTACGCTAAGATTGGTTCATCGGGCTACTCCGCTCAGATTGGCAGTAGTGGTAAAGATTCTGTCATAATGTGCGCAGGATACAACTCTAAAGCAAAGGCTGCTATTGGAAGTTGGATAACTCTTGCCGAATGGAAAATGATAGAAGATGTATGGAAACCGATTTGCGTAAAAACAGAACAGGTAGATGGGAAGCGCATTAAGGCAGACACCTATTACAAATTGATAGACGGCAAATTTGAGGAGGTTGAATAAACATGGTAAACAAACAATACTTCCTTTTGGTTTTTGAGCACGGAGATAGTATGCCGACAATCATTTCGGCTGATACAATCTCCGCGATGTACCCAAACAAAAAGTATCAAAAACTGATTATAATCAGGAAGGACAGCGGCAGTATTTGTTTTAAAAACGTGGCAAACTTCAAAATAGTTTCTGCCGAGGAAATTAACTTTAACATGTAACAACAACAGATATGAAGAAAACAATCAAAGAATTTATTAACAGGCTGCGCGATGTGTGTGCTATCATACGAGGACGCAATTATGTTCTTATCCGCCACGACGAGAACACAAGCGAACAAGAGGGTTTCCGCACAACAAGTTTTATTCTTGGCGCACATTGGCTTAGAATTAACGACCACGTAAATTATTTCTCCCGAGCAGATATGCTGCTTGACTTGCTGAACGACACGAACAGCATAATGATGCTTACAAAGGATACTGACGGTACGCTGACTTACTGCTACGACTGCAAGTCGGAAGAAGATTTTGACGACTTAATCAATATGGAGGTGAAGTAATATGGAAAGTGAGATTTACTACATCAACATGGATGGCAATATCTACTTCAAGGTTGAAGATGGCGTTGTCTGTTCGCAAGGCAAGCAGACCAGCGTATCACCCGACAAGCTCTCCGACTTCCTTGCAATAGCAAAGGAGTTAGGATTTAAAACTGGTAAGCTATGAAAGCCGTACTGACATTAGACAATGGGGAGAAGATTGCCGTAGACATCTTGCCCCCCCCCAGATTGGAAAAATCCGCAGACCACGCTTTCAAGATGAATACGAACGTTGGTTTGTAGAGGAGTTTAACAAGGCGCAGCCACACCTGGTTCACAAGGTGGTGAAGGCGCACATACTAAGAAACTAATTAAACCGAATAACAATGGAAATAGTATTAGCAATCATTAATGCCGCCCTTCTTTGGGCGGTGTGGTACTTTCTCGGCAGAGGTTCGATATACGCAAAACTAATTAAGGAATACCGAGGGGCGCTGAAACTTATAGGCTTCCAGCAGGCAATAATTGAAGCCTACAAACGTAAATACGAATCAAAAGAAACGGAGCAAGAAGATGGAGAACAAGATTAACATTGCGGAAATACTCCGCGATATGCCAAAAGGCACAAGGCTGTATTCGCCGCTGTTTGGCGAATGTAATCTCGATGAGGTTTGTACCTCTGACCGGAAAACATACCCGATTATTCTTTTAACCTCTGCGGATACTTTGGTAAGCTTTACAAAAAACGGACATTATGTCGATGGTTTTGAAGACGCGGAGAGTTTGCTCTTTCCTTCTGCCAAAATGCGTTGTTGGGACAAGTTCTTCAAGCGTGGTGATATTGTGTATAATCCGTCCAGCCAAATGTACGCTGTATTTGAGTGTTGGGCAAATGATGATTACACAGAGTTTAATACCACAATCAACTACTACAAAGACCACACCTTTGGCGAAGAGGAGGTGTGCGACACAGAATGTTTTGTAAAGGCAAATGATGAACAAAAACATTGTTTATCGCAGCAGCAGAGAAGTATTACGGCGGCAAGTATAACCCTGAAACGTTGCAAGTAGAGCCTGTTAAGGTTGTTGAACCTAAGTGTTCATTCAAGCCGTTCCAAGAGGTGTTAGTGAGATGCAACGAAGATAGCGTATGGCGTTGTGAACTCTTCTCTCACTACAACACATTCAATAAGCAATGCCCTTACGTCTGTTTATCAAGTGTCTACAAGTGCTGCATCCCTTATGAGGGCAATCAACATCTGTTAGGCACAACAAACAATTCCAAATAACGCTAATATGGCAAAAGACTTCTCGCTTGCAAATGTTAAGTTCCGCGAGACAGAGCATATCGCTTTTGCGGATGAGTATATCACATCGTATGTGTCAACGGACATCGTGCCAAAGATATATATGAGCGTGCACACTCCTCGTGACGCAACAGGGCTTGTTTCAGGCAATCCCAAGCGTCACTACCGCACACAATACAGCAAATGGGTAACGGAAAAGACATTTTTCAAGCAATATCAGAAAATAAGAGAAAAATTCTAAGTATGATAAATCTTTCTTTAGATAGACACGACTTCCTTTATGCAGTTGAGGGCTTCGCAAGAGGCTCGCACCTCCGACAGCACGTTTGGCAGGAGATCGTATATAAGTCAATTCCGCAGATGTCAGACGACGATATGGATTTTCTATGGTTCTACATGCGACGCGACATCTTCGAGAGATACTTCTACGAGCTGAACGGCAAGAAGAACACGCACTTTGGTTACGAGGGCTTCATGCACACACTCGCTGCTTTGCACAGAGGGAACCGCTACAAGGTAACATTTTACAGCGAGATAGAGCACAAGCAGCTCCAAGCTCTCTGCTACCGCTTTGAAGGCGAATATCATCCGCTTTACCTCTACATTGACGGCAAGATAGTCGGCAAGACGAAGAAAAGCAGCGGCTTGCAATCGTTCAATGCGTTTGTTCCGAATGAGTGGATAAAGGCAGTTGCAAAGCACAAGACACCCGAAAACAAACACGTAGAACTCGGCAGAGAAGAATGGTGGAACGACTTGGAAATTTACGATAATTTTAAAACGACTTACAATGGCTGATTTTTCTAATATTAAAGTAGGCGATAAAATTAAGTATTACTCACGTTGGTGGTGTGACGCTCCGTATTTGACAACCGTTACAAAGGTAACACCAAAACAATTCGAAGATAGCAATAAAGTCAGATTTCGCAAATCTGATGGTTGGTGCATTAGTGGCTGTTACATTGATTGTTCAATTGCGACAGAGGAAGATATTGCCGAGTTTAACAGACGTAATCTCCGAAAAAAAATGCTAACGGAGGCAAGCTTACTTTTGGGCATGCGTAGTTTTAGTCATAAAATCACTGACGAAGACGTGCAAGCGATTTACAACATTATTAACAAATATAGATAACAATATGATTGACAAAATAGATATACAAAAAGCGGCGTCGTCGAAACACAATCCTGCATTTGGAGTCTCTGGCTACTTAGCTGCAAGAACCGCTTTTGCCGCAGGTGTAGAATGGTTTAAGAAAACTCTTGGCACACGGAGAAAGAAATTCCAGAGGGCGAAAAGATGATACTTGTCAAAAGATGGAATCCCGATGGGAGGTGCAGAGATTATAAGCTATTCAATACTGTCGGAGATTTAGACCTCGCAGACTTTGATAGAAAGCTCCAGTGGGAAAGTTTTTGCGAGTTCCTCGCCTTAGATTTTACATGGTGTTATATAGAGGACTTATTACCGAAAGGAGGCGAGGAATGATTAAAGCTCCAGACTTAAAAATAGGAGACCTTGTAAGAGTGAACCGCGATTGCGCATTTCCGAAAGGAACGATGTGCGCTGTTACCGATATACGTCCCGAGAAAGCCTTAAAAGATAAGAAAGGTATCGTCAGTCTAAGCGCTATCAACGATGACGACGACGGACCTTGGGGAGCTTGGTGTTGTTACATTGAAGGTATACCTCTCACGCCTGAACTCCTCGAAAGGAACAACTTTAAGGAGGAGCAGCATCAGAAGGACGGCGCTTCTGAATGGTACGACTTCTATCATTACGACCTCGGCATTAATATCGTGTACGAGGTCGAGGGAAATAAGTTTGCCGCCTACCTTGACGGCAAAAAGTTACGAGAAATACAATACGTTCACGAACTCCAACACATCCTTTGGGCGCTGGGTCTGAACGCAGAACTAAAAGTATAAATGTATGAAGAAGATTATGTTCAATGACAAGTACGGTCTCACACAAGCTGTACTCGAAGGCAGAAAGACTCAAACAAGACGTATGTTAAATCCTACAATGTTTTTTCAAAAATTGGAGACCTACGAAGGGTGGCCAAATGAGGACATTAGGGCATGGAAAAGGTCATGTAATAGACGGCTCTACGAAGCACAAGGAGATACGCATCAGCAGATGCTTGATTACGCATTGTCGTCTTCACGTTATAAACTCGGCGAGGTGGTAGCTGTGGCGCAAAAATATAAGGATATTGCTTTAGATATGCCAGTAGAACTTGCTGCGGAGTTGATAAAACAACCAGGGTGGAATAACAAGATGTTTGTCAAGGCAGACCTTATGCCGCACCGCATCCGTATCACCAACATCTGTATTGAGCGTTTGCAAGACATCAGCGATGAGAATGTAATACATGAGGGATTCAGTAATATCTGCTTTAATAAGAATACGGGTAACATGCTAAGTGAATGGTGCTATGATTTATCTTATTATGATGCCTTTGGCAATTCACAGTCTTTACATTCGACAATAGCGAAGGAGGCATATTCCTATCTTATAGCAAAATTATACGGATGGAGCTTGTGGGATTCCAACCCCTACGTCTTCGTCTACGATTTTGAACTCGTAAAATAAACATTATGAACGAACAAATGAAACAGTACACTGGCACAAAGACAGTGAAGGCTATGCCTATGACAATGGGTGAAGCCTACGAGCGCAAGCTCTTGAAAGAGGGTGTAAGGCCCTCTGAGTGTGAAACGGATAAGGCAGGCTATCTCGTAGAGTACGAGGACGGCTACCAGTCTTGGAGTCCGGCAGATGTATTCGAGAAGGCTTACAAGCCGTCTGAAACGTTAGTCAACAGAATGGTTCTTGAACTCGAAGACCTTGAAAAGCGCATGTGTAAATGCGATAACTTTCTTTCTTCGGATGAGTTAAGTACTTTAGACGCACTTTCTCGTGCTTTGTTGACTGTGCAAAGAGGGGTGATGGGGCAATATTACTTTGTCTTGGCAGACAGATTTATAAAGGCAAATAAGATGAAAGCTAAGCTGTCCAATCTTACATTCGGCACGGCAGTACTTTATCTTAAAGCAGGCATGGCTGTCAGCAGAGCTGGTTGGAATGGCAAAGGTTTATTTGTTGTCAAGCAAGTACCTGCTCGTATTTCAGCCGACATTATCCCTAACATGCAGTCACTTCCTCAGTCTGCCAAAGACATCATTATGGCACGTGCTGAACCACACATCGCTTACACTAATCAGATGCTCATAATTCACCCAGACGGACGTGCCGACTCTTGGGTTCCGTCTTCGAGTGATGTATTTGCAGAGGACTGGGAGTTGGTAACTGAATAATAACTCTCTCCCCAGTGACAGTGGGGAGAGAAGTTAGTAATCATAAGACAATGAATAAAGAAAAAGCTATTGAGTTAATAAAAGAGGTTAAGGATAGCCTCTTACTTACAAAGGGTTTGTACATGGGCAAGGACGAGCACCTTATGGCATATATGGATTTGAATATACAAAGATGCGAGCAAGCTATAAAAGAATTGGAGGGTTGAGCAATGAGTATAGAAGACATTAAGAATTGTGAATGTGTGTCCTTTAGCACTTTAGAGCCAATGGATAACATAGATAGCGCAGAATGGTTCAAAGAGAATATTCTGCCAGATGATGTTGAAATCACACATGATGACAACAACTACTTCGAGGTTTGTGTGGAAGGCAAGAGCTATTCATGTAACATTTATGGTGACGGAGATTTCTATCATAATGTTGCTGATTTTAATTTATTGGAGGACAACTTATGATAAAAGAAGAATTAGACAAGCAAATATACAAAGAGGTACTTGCGAGATACGTTCAAAAGAGGTTGACAGAATTATCTGAAGTTGACGAATACGAGCCTAATAAATTGGCATTAACTAATCTATTATGGTTTTTGGGTAAGGTAACAAGTAGTGAAATGATTGTCGCCAGGCTTAAAATTATGATCGATGCTGATTTGAAACGCAAAGAATATCTAAGCAAATTCGATAACGCACTTTTCAATGACGCATTCCTTGATGACGAATATTCCAAAGGTACAAGCGCCATTGGTAAAGAATGCTTAGCGTATTTACAAAAACAAAGAACAATGAAACAGACAGATTATATCAGACTGACGGCACAGATTGCCGTGCTGAAAGAAATTGCCGTTGATTACAGCGGCAAGACGATAGGCAACATCATACAGCAGCTTGAAGCAATTAAGAAGGAGGTGACGGATGAAGATTAGAAAAACAAAGAAGGAGTTTAAAAAGAGAATCCGCCCTATACGAAAAAATAGAAGCTACAAGGTGGCGAAAAGACTGCGCAAACTGTGGGGTATCGGTCCTTTTTCTGATACGATTAGCTACTCGCAAGATATTTGGCAGGGAAAAGCTTTCCTGCCCTTGCTTTTAACAATAAGGATTGGCAAAAAGCTACACAAGGCGTATTTTTCGACCAATTCGCCACTTTTTAACCAGAAACATTAAGTAAAAATCAAAGAACAATGCAAATACTCAAAGAAATCAAAGTTCCTACGGGTGAAATCTACACCGCAAAAGGAGATAAAGGCGTGTTGGAGTTTCTGACAGTAGCCGACTACGGAAAAGATGCAAATATCAAAGCCGACTTCCTCGGCATAACAAGAGAGCTGAATGGTGTGCCGAACGGAAAGCCGATGCCCCTAACCGAAAAATGGGTGATAACAATCTCTACCCAGTACGGCTGCTCAATGAACTGCAAGTTCTGCGACGTGCCGAAAGTCGGACCGGGACGCAACGTAACACTGAACGACCTGCGCCACGAGATAACAACGGCGTTAAGTATGCACCCAGAGGTTAACCATACCAAGCGTCTTAACGTACACTATGCGCGCATGGGCGAGCCGACATGGAACGAGGCTGTAATCGAACACGCACGTTTCTTCTTGCGTGATGATATTATCCCTTACATCGAAAATTCGCTTGTGCATCCTGTAGTAAGCACGATGCTTCCGAAGCATAATCGAGGCTTAAACGACTTCATTCGTGAATGGGTTAGGGTAAAGAATCTCGACTACAACGGAAACGCAGGCTTGCAGTTCTCCATAAACTCTACTGACGACGCACAGCGAGAATATCTATTCTCGGGAAACGCCTTGCCATTGAGAGATATTGCAGAACTTGCCGACACACTTGAAACTCCGCGCGGTCGCAAGTACACTCTTAACTTCGCACTTGCTGACGACTCAATCATTGATGGCAAGGTGCTTGCTTCGATGTTTGACCCACGCAAGTTTATGTGTAAGATTACACCGCTCCACCGAACAAACAGCTGCGAAGCCAACCATATTCAGACAAGTGGAGGTTACGACTCGTTTGTGCCGTACAAGAAAGTGGAAGAGGATTTGAAGGCAAACGGATTCGATGTAATCGTGTTCGTTCCGTCGTATGACGAGGACAACGGACTGATTACTTGTGGCAATGCAATCCTGTCCGGCAAGAAGCCGACATCAAGCTACAAAGAAGTGGTTTTTTAATCTTATAAACAAAATGAGCAAAAAGAAAATATACATATCATCACCGATTACAGGCTATAACCTCAACGAGCGACACAAGTTCTTCGCACGGATCGAGAACGAACTGACAATTCTCGGCTACAAGGCAGTCAACCCTATGGCTAAACCTATGCCCGACTCTGCGCCGTACACGGAACACATGAAAGAGGACTTACGCCTGCTCCTCGGCTGCGACGGCATTATTGTTCCGAACCGATGGCGGTGCTCGAGAGGCTGTGAAACGGAACGCCGTGTGGCGGACGCTTGCGGAATACCCGTCGTAGGCGTGATAGGTGAAGCGCACGATTTGCAAATCTTAAACGCAATATAAGTATGAGTGCAAGTCAGTTAATAAGCCGCACTCCGAGAAGGGCGTATATTATCGCGCCAAGCGTAAAGCAGAAAGAGGAATTGCTAAGGAGCATTGACCGCTATTGTTCGCTGTATTACATCACAATGGGTTCAGCATACAATATTGCCCAAACAGCGATGATAGACGCTTACAACGCGATTAAAGAGGACAAAAAGCTATACCGTCAGCAGACAAAGCAAAGCATCAACAAGGCTCTTGCTGCATACAACACATGGGATGCGAAGATGCGCTTTGTCCTCGCCGACCGCTATCAGCTTTGGCTTGACCTATCCGATGCGTCGGAAGCGGAACTGAAGCCGCTCGTCACAACACTCTATTACTGCATCGACAACTACTTCTTGAAGAACAAGGTGCCGAAAAGCAAGATAATCGCCCGTATGGAGACGGCAATGGTGCTGATAGATATTGCGGTAAACCTGTTCAGAAACCTGTTTGACAATATCCAGAAGAAGATAGGAATGGACTTGCGCCAGGCGTTCAATGAAGGCAACGCACTGGAGTTGCAACGCAACTGGAACAACGCCATGCAGTCAGTCATAAACGCGATACCAGGAATGCCCGACATTGACATCAACGATGATGCGGACAGCGTTCAGGCGGCGAAGAATATCGTAACGAAAATCTCGAACGAGGGTATCTATGACCGCGCAGGAGAGTATGCGTTACAGGTGAACCCCGAATATAAGCCAGAGGATTACGGAGAATAGGTTAATATCAACCGCGCACGGACAGCAGGAGTGAAATCTTGCTGTCCGTGCGCGGTTTTTGTCATTTGTCTTGCAACGTAAACGCCCGACCGTACAGCAGCATCGTAAGAATAATCAGCGTGTAGTCCGCAATCCGTGTCGTTTCTGAAATACACAGCGTGCCGTGCCCAAGCCTTATCAGAATAACTCCTGCAAGATACAGGAACGGTATTCGCCACACCCAACCGAATTTGAAAAGAAAACTTGCCGGCAGTAAAACGGCTGGCAGTACGACATAAGCAAGTACATATACTGACGCAACCAAAACGGCGTTCTCGTTCAGATCTAAACCTATTGGCGCTGCGTTATGGTGAAACCAATAAACGCCGAACCAGTGTAAAATCATAAGGAGTATAGGTATCGCTCTTATGCCGATTCTGTAAAACCAAAACAGCTTTTCGGCAAGCGTATTTGTCTGTATTGTTTTCATACCGCTAAATTTATCTTACGTGATTAATATATTCTTTAATTCGGCAATATCATCTGTTGTAATGGCTATACTCTTGTTGCTGCCAAACAACAAGGCAGAGATAATACCATCAGGCATATCAATAGAGATACATCCATCGCCTATTGTGCCATGAAGAACCCCAATATCAAAAGGCTTTTTCTCCATCGCTTTCAGTATTTGCATCGCGTCATCGAAAACAGATTCCGCATCAACAACTCCATTTTCATCAGCGACAAACAGGGATAGATTGTCAATTTTCTCTTCCCATTTTTCCTTGTTCCGACAAACGATATTGTGCGCTGCTCGCTTCATATACACAGAAGGTATAGCAAGCGACGGATTACCTTTTATCATGTCGTCAATTCTTGCGTCTATCCATGTTTCTATTGATGGAGCAAGACGTTCTTTCAGTTCTTGTAAGTTCATTTCTTATTGCCTCCCTTCTTTGCTCCTTGAACCATGACAAGATATTCCTGCCAAGTCTTATCACTATGGTTTGTCATATAATCGTTAAGCATAGCGGACTTTTGTTCCTCTGCTTGCGCTACTTCTTTTCTCAGTCGTTGCATCAAAGATAGATGTTTCTTCAATGCGTCTTGTCCTTGCTGAGTGCTTTCAATACGAGGACGTATGATGCGCAATTCCTCGTCTTGCACCAGCTTAGACACATATTGCAAGCTGTCTACGTACTCCTGATTCTGCATCAAGTACTGACGTTGTGCGCCTGTAAGATTGTCTTCAATCTTGTCAATCTCATCCCATAAAGGGGTGGGAGACTGCTGTGCTTGCATATTGATAGATGCTCGTTTCTGCTGTATTGCCTCATACATCTTCTGTAGCTCGGCATCCATCATCTGCGGCTGCTGCTGGCCTGTACCCATATCCAATAATGGGCTGTTTCCAAAATTCATCATAATCAATATCTTTAAGTTGGTGATATGCTATAGAGAGGTGAGAGGGCATCCACCAACGAGGGCAAACGCCCCTCACCAACTCATTTCTTTTTAGTCCTTTTTACAGCCTTCCTTGCTGCTCTGTTACGCTCCTGTACTGGGAGTGGAGGGAGCGGTGCAATTACAGCCGTAGCTGCCGTAGCCCGAAATTACTGGCGTAGATGGGAGTACCAACTGACCACGAAGACAGTTACATGTCTTCTCGTTCACGTAAGCCATCATCAGCTTCTCCTTGTAAGGAGTGAGGGCTTCCATAACAGCAACCTTCTTGTCGAGGTCACAATACTTTGCTTGCAACGCATCGTACTGGTCTCTCTGATTCTTGTACAGGCCGAAGTCCGCATCAATCTGAGACTTGTAAAGACCGAACTCAGCCTGCATAGCGCGGCGGTTCTCAGCGTTGATAGCATCGTTAGCGCCCTTGTACATAGAGAACTTCTCTGCGATGTCAGTCTCACGCATAGCATAGAACTTGTTAGCTGTGTCGAGCTTCAAACCGAACATGTCGGTAAGCAGCTTCACCTCATCAGCGCATTCCTTCTCCATTACCTGCAAGGCGGTTGGCTGATTAGAACTTGCGCCAGCCCCATAAGCGTTGATGTTTACATTCTCAGGCATATTGTTACCACCGAGAGAACCGAAGACACCACGACCATTGCCATTGAGCAGAGCTAAAGCCAAGCCGCCGATACCAATACCAAGGGCTGTTCCTGCCAAGCCCTTGCTGGCATACTCATCGTGCTTCTTCCCCTCTTCGTAGATTTTCTTCTCTACTACTTTTGCATCTGTCATCTCCATAATACAATCTTTTTAAATCCTCAATATTAACTAACACTATTGTAACGTTACACCGCAAAGTTAGCGAGTTGTGACGGATAATGCCATAACACGCTCAAAGATTTTGTATTATGTTGATAATCAGGTATATAAGGTGATAGTCGGTACTATCACGCTGTAAAATATTCTTTCCAATGTTTGAAGAATTGGAAAGAAATGGAAATAAAAAAAGAGAAGCCTCTTTACTTGCCTCTCTTGTGTTTTAAGAAGTGAAGAATATCCCACTTCTTCCAGTATCGTGTGTGTCCGCGCTTCTTGCACTCACCGTTCGGTATTTCTCCTCGCTTCACCATTCTGTTGAGCGTTGCATCGCTAACGCAGAGCTTGTCCTTTACTTCCTCTGCGCTCATCATCGGGTTGAGCATATTCGGAAGGATGTCCTGACAGAGTGTTTCTATATCATCGTCACTCATACCGCAAGCCGTCACCTTCTCGCCGTTGCGCTGCTGCTCGTCTGCCTTAAAGCATGAATTGGCAAGCGATTGCAACAACGTACCGAGCATCTTGTAGCCGAAAATCTTTCTCATAGCATTCCGTTTTAACTGAACATTCTTTTGCCGAGGCGCGACTTGCTACAGAACCAGTCAACAGCTCCGTAGACATATAGCAACAGCGTAAACGCCATGATTACAAAGTGTGCCATTACCATCTCGTTTGTTGTGTACCAACTCCAGTAGACAAGGTGTATTGAATTTACACCGAAGAAGTAGAAGAACGGTATGCGATACTTCCAGCACAGCCAGAAGAAGCGTGACGCAAGAATAAGAACCATCGGCAGTATATAGACCATGATGTATATAAATGTGTAGCACGCCCAATTTGCTCTGTGCACGGCAAACATCTCCTTTGGATTGCGGCTAAAGTCAAACACGCCGTACATGTGCGCCGTCATTATGAGTATTGGAACCCACTTGCAGAACCAGCGGAAAAACCGCAATATTCTGCGTGAATACTGATTGCCGGACTCTGCCAGCAAAGACATAATCTCCGATATGTCCTTACCCTTCACAAGAGCAAGAAACATCCTTTTATCATCCTCGTTCATAGTGAAAAATTTTGGTTTGACGTAATTGTCTGTTAGTTTTATTCGGTGCAAGTTAGTCATTTATTTGCAAAGTTGTATGCTTTGTTATCTTTATTTATATTAATTTAAACTCCTTGCCTATCTTCACAGACGGGCAAGGCTCCTGAAAACACTTTACCTTAAAAACTAACAACTAACTTACCTTCTTCTGTGTATCAGCCAAAGCAGCAGTGAGATTAAACATAGTACCACTGCTCCGACCGCTATCTTGCCTACGAACATCTGCGTCCGCTCCCACCATGTCGCCTTATGCTCAACTGGAACCGGCACTGGAATAGAGTCCGCTCGCAGGATAGACTTGTATATCGTGTCCGTCTTCACGCTCACTCTGTCACGCCATTTGTACACGTTCTTTGTCTTGTATATTGTATCACCTATCATGTAGCTCTCGACATATATTGAGTCGTGTACGCGGAACGTATCGGCTTTGTAGTTGGTCTTATACAGCGTGTCCGTCTTGTTAATCACTCGCTCTAACACAATAGGCTTCGGAGTTGCGCAGCTCGTCATAACAAGCAGGAGCAAGTGCAGCATAGAGCCAACGATGATAGTGAAGCCGTAGCGGCAAATGTCATCCCACTCGATGCCCGGTAGTTTGTAACGCTTCCATTGATACACCTCACGCAGCACCATTACGGGCAGCGCGAGCGCTCCCACGAATATAGATGCGATAAACCATCCGATAGCACCTTGTCGGTTTCGCTTATTCTCGTCGTAGCCTTCATCGACCACATCAAGCTGCGCTGCCTTGTAAAAGATAAAGAGCGTTGTCGCTCCCAATATGATGCAGTTCAGTAGCATCAGAATTTCTCTTATATCCATATCCGTTAATTTTTATTGTTATCCATTGCTTCCTCTACTGCCTCGCCGATGTCTTCGTTCTTCCTCTTGATGAGAGCGATGATAAGGCGTTTCACGGAGAATGTGTTTTTTATGCCATGCAGGGCGCAAACGTGCCCGACGATACTATCTACCTCCCAGATGCACCCGAAGCCCAAGCCGATAGCCGCGGTTGTGACGTGGTTAGCCCAGCCCAGCGGTTCAAAGATAGCCAAGCCGAGCACAGAGCCGAGTATGAGGTATGTAACGTAGTCCACCGCCTTATTGCACGTTCTGCGCCCAGCTCGCGAAAAGCGAAAGTGCTCATGCTTTTTTAGACTCTCCGAAACGCCGAACCAAAAATCGGCGACGATGAGGACGACAATAAGAACGAGCATCCAACGTAAATCAAACAGAGCGGTAAGCGCTTCCGTGCTCATGGTACCGACCACGAAAGCCTTGCCTGTACTTGTAGTGATATTTCCTGCCATCTCCATTGTGTTTACTCGATTGTTATCCAGATCTGTTCTCCTCTCTCGTCAGCAGCCTTCAGCTTCGCGTACACCTTGCGGAACGTTGCCGTTGAGTTGAGCACCTTGCCCCTCTCCTTATTCTCGCCGACAAGGATGCAGCCATCCGTGTCCTTCGCTGTGTTACCACAGTGTATCAGCACACCTTGGTAGCCGGGTGTATTACACAGCCTTGGCAGTCTCCCCTTGCAGAACTGGTACTGCGCCCGACCTCCGAAGCGTGGCGATACCGTCTTCATATCGACAAGGTATCTGCCCGTCGGAATGGCGGTTTCGCCTTTGATTTTAACTCCGCATATCTGCGCAACGCTCATCATCGAGGTCAGTCCTCTGTCCTTGTCTTCAAGTGTGTCGCAGACGTATGCGCCGTCGACGTACATCTTACCTATTGTGTACGCCTCCTTTCTTGCTATTCGTTTTACTTTGATTTCCATGTTATTTTAGATTTAAATGAATAATGTTGTTACGATGTTGAGTATTGCGCAGCACTCGACGACGAACAGCCAGTACGGACGTTTCCAGACGCAGAGCACAGCAGCGAGTACAGCGAACAAAACAGTAGGCAGTGCGCTGATGCTGCACGCCCATGCCACGCTTGCTATTGCCGACGTGATAGCTCCGCACTTGTGTATTGTGCGCTGGCTCTCGTCGAGGTACGCAGGAGCTGCGCCAACAAAGATGATGCCTACGCAGGTAAGAAAAGCCATACACTCCAGTCCACCCTTTGAAAGCATGAGCGGCAGGAACGATACTCCGAGCGTCACCATGAGCGCTGGAAATGACCAGTCTTTATCCGCGAGGTAGTATACCTCCGAGAGCATTGTCGGCACTCGTTTTGCCACGCAGCAGCTGAAAACATACAGCGCAAGAGCGATGAGTATAATAATAGCTAATGTCATAATATTACACCTCCATCTTTAGCTGCGCAGGATAGCCTGCTGTAATGTCGTACTTCTCTACCTCCTCGATGGTCGTCAGCTCGCTCACCGCCTTCTTGTGTGCTGCTGTCACGTTGAAGCACTCGTATGCGTAGTTCTCAATGCTACGCATGAGCATTTCAGCTTGTGCGCACGGCATCGTGAAAGACATGCCCTTCATCCATATTGAGATGTTTTCCTCGCCCAACGCTACCTTGTCGGCGATATTCTGTCGCAAGCCCATGCGCTTATCGACATTCGGAGATGATGGGTCATCTTTGCTCCACGGAATAAGCATACCGTTCAGGTAAAAGCCGTTGACAGCAGAAGATTTGTCGTAGGCATCTATCTCCGCTATCTTCTGCGCCTTCGCTGTTGCAAGCTCTGACGCTGCAAGCTTTGCCTTGAACTCCTCGAACGCAGCCATAACCTCGTCCTCGTTAAACGCAGCCGTAGCCATTGAACACTCGAAGCACTTGTATGCTCCGCTTTCGTTGTCGAGCACCTCGCCAATATGGAATATCGTGATGCCTCCCAACTCATACTTCTTTTTAAACCTGTCAGCAGGTATAAGCGTGCTGACGAAGCCGATTTTTACCATGTTCTTTACTTTTTTAGTTTATATTTATTTTTGATTTTTACTTTCTTCATATTCACACAGTACACCTTGTCCTTGTGCGGCATCATGTACCATGCCCTACGCCTTACGTTATATGACGCACTTTGCGCTATCAAGCCCAGTAGGCTGTTTATGCGGTTTGTAAACCTTGCAAGCTCCTCGCCTTGCGGATTTTCACATCTTCCGAACTCTTCTATCACGTCGTATAGATGCTCTACTATCCTGACGCTCGGTAGTGTACGGTGCGGTCGTATCATTACGCCAGTGAACCTTACGCCCGAGCTTGCACGTTGCAGACTTATCTTTCGCGGATGCAGTGTCAGTCCGAGTTCCGTGCGTAGATATTCTCTCGCCCATTGTAGTGAGGCGTGCAGCACCTCTCTGTCCTTGTGTACAGCCACAAAGTCGTCAACGTAGCGCCCATAGCCTCCGTCCTTGCCGAGTCGTCTTATCATTTCTCTGTCGAAGTTGGCGAGCAAGAGGTTGGCAAGCAGTTGGCTTGGAAGGTTGCCTATTGGCAGACCTTTGCCTTCTCCGCAGGTAAATAGCGACTTGTTCGTGGGTAGTCTGTTCCACAAGGCGAGGTCGCCCACCTTAACGCAGTTCTTTGAAGGGTCATGTAGTACGACCATCCTCCATAAGTTCAGCCACCACTCAATATCTCCACCTTTGTATTTCTCTCTTATCGTTCGCTCGAGGAGACCGAACAGCAATCTGCGGTCTATGCTCATAAAGAAGCCTTGCAGGTCGCACTTCAATATCCACGCCTCCTGCGTGTAGTCTTCTGTTACCCGTTCTATTTGTGTTCTCACGTCACTAATGCCGTAGTCCGTGCCCTTACCCTTGCGACAGGCGTAGGCTCTATCCGTGAGTTCGCCATCGAGGAGTTCTCCGAACTTCAGCGCAAGCAGGTGATGTACGATGCGGTCGCGAAACTGAGCGCAGAATACCTCCCGTAGCTTCGGGTGCGTCACGCAGAACGCCTTGCTTTTGCCTATTCGGTACGTGCCGCTATTTAGCTCGGCGTAAAGCCGGTAGTTGTTCTCTATGTAGTTCAGCGAGTATTCGAGATACCCATACGTCGAGCCTTTGTGTTTTCGGCAGTCGTAGTATGCAGCATACACATCTTCCAGTGAGACATACTCTTTTGTGTTCTTATTCATGGTATTAAAAAGGCATACACGGAGCGTTCGTCACGGTGCGATATGCGAAGACAGGCAGAACGTAGTACGAGTTCGTCTTGTTGTTGGTGGTGGCACTGGAAGTGTAGTTCCAAGCGTTCATGGCATTGTTCTGCGTTCTCGGTGCTATCTCCTTTCGGTCTGAACACTTCTCTCTCGATAAGAGTTGCGTGTTAGCACCCCTTGTCACATTAGTGACGGCTCTCCCGTGTTGTTTCACACTCCACGGCTCTCGCCTTTGCGATTCCGCTCTGCCTTTCGCCAGCCATACGCCTCTTTCAGAACCTTGTCTACCTGGTAGTTAAGGTTTGTTGCAGTCTTGACAGGCAAGAAATCCGCATCGGTGAAGAGGTTGATTCTCGACTTGACTTCCGACATAAGCAGGATGAATTCATGCAGGTTCTCCTCTCTGCCTTCAAAACTCTCGTTGATTCTGCGAACCAGGTCGAGCGCCGTGCAAGCCTTGCTTGTCATCGTCTCGTACGCTCCGTATCTGATGATACGGCTTACGTTCTTGCTGTATTGAAGCAGCAGCTTGCAGAGCAGATAAGTGTCCTTATATATGAACAGAGCCTCCGTGTATGCCATTTTGTTTTAAATTGTTATTTACCACTCTCCGCTTGCGTGCCGCTTGACGCTCGCTTTGCTCGCGGAGAGATAAAGATTAAAAGAGACAAAGAGATTAACAAGCGAAGACAGGCAGAACGTAGTACGAGTTCGTCTTGTAGGAGGCGGTGGCACTGGAAGTGTAGTTCCAAGCGAACATGGCATTGTACTGCGTAGAAGTCCAGCGGTACTGTTTCATCACAAAGTTGTAGTATGCAGTAGCCACCTCCTCTCCGTAAAGTGCCGTGAGCACCTGCTTGATGATGCCGATATTCGCTATATGCACATAGTCCTGTCCGATAGACATCAGGAAGCCGTGCAGCTCATGTCCTGCGATGCTGAATATCTGCTCATAGGCGCAGTCGAAGGCAGGCACGCTAAGGCTGCGCTCTACAGCCTCCTGGCGCACGAGAAACGACGACGACTCGCCGTTGTAGTAGTTCGCGTCCTTCGTGTTGTTGCCGTTAAGCGCGATGCTGTCGAACTGCAAATTCTGCGTACACCATGATTTCTTCGGGAGTGCCGTAGGAGCCAGCATGTCGGATATTCTTATCATAAACGTGCCTCGGTTCAGCGTGAGGGTAGCGTCCGCTACCTTGATAGCCACCGCTTCTTCTGCGGTCTTGCCAGCCGCCTGCCACTCCTCAAGGTAGTATTCGTTGAGGTTGTCATCGATGACAAATATGCCAGCGCGGAACTGATACATCTTGTAGTCGATAAGACGCTGCGGCACACTCGCCGTGTATGTACGAGTATTGCGGTTAAGACTCACGCTGTAGCCGTCCTGATTCTCGACGTTGACAGTAAACTCCTTGCCGTAGGGCACATACAGCGACACCTGACCCTTTGCGTCAGCATTGTAGGTAGTGTTCTTGCGGTCTACCGTCACCACTACTGGCACGCCCTCGTATGCAGCGCCCTTGCCGTCGGTGTACTTCGTTACCGTCACCACTACGTTCTCCATGCTCTCCTCGTCGTAAGGCTTGTACTCCACGTCAATGTTGCGCGTCGCAAGCACGGCGGTGAAGCCGACTGGGGCAATAGGCTGCGCATTGCCGTATTCAGGGAACGTTACCTGGTAATAGTTTCCTCGGTCGATGGTAAACGTCGCCTTGCCTTCGCTGTTGGTGGTGTATGTCTGAGGAGTCTTTCCGTTATTGAGGAACACGTTAATCTTTACACCTGCTACTTTAATGGAATCCACAGTAGAAGTAATAGTTACCGTCACTTCCTCATCGGTGTTCACTACGTCTACCGACTTTGTTTCTCCGTTGCGGTTAGTCACAGAAATAGTAGAGCCTTGCAGGTTTACATTTACCCTCTCTGCTTCCGTAGCCGCTGCGGTCGCCTTCTTCCCTGCCTCTGTTGTTACGGTCGCTGCATCAGTAGCTGCCTGAGTAGCAGAGGACGTATTAGATATTGCTTCAGATACACGTTTCTCACGCTCCGCGTCTGCCTTTACTCGTTCCGCCTCGGCTGCCTGGCGAACTGCTTCCGCTTCATCCCTTGCCGTTTCCTTACGTATGCGCTCAGTTTCAGACTCCTGGCGAATACCCTCTTCCCGGCTGCGTGAGACCTCGGCTTCCGCACGCTGTCCTTCTGCTTCCGCACGCTTCACCTCGGCTGTGTTTGCTTTTTCGGTTGCCGTGCTTGCTGCATCTGCTGCACTGTCTGCCTTACTGACAGCTGCGTCTACGTTCGCCGAAAGCTCCGTGAAGGTTGTCGCTCTCTGTTTTTCTGCTGCGACACGTGCGGTTTCTGCCGACACTCGCCGTTGTTCCGCAGTGACACGCTCGTTCTCGACCATGTCACGCTGTGACTCCGCTACTTTTCTGAAGTCTTCATTGTCTTCACGTTTAACTTCCGCTGTCCGTCGAACACTCTCGCTCTCGCTACGTTCGCTTTCTGCTGACTCGCGTGCGGTTTCTGCCGACACTCGCTGTTGTTCCGCAACAGTACGCTCGTGTTCGTTAGCCTCGAGTATCGCGTCCGTCTGTTTTGCTGTTTCTACGGCTATATTAGCATCGGTTATGAGCTGCGTCAGTTCTGCCGTCGGAGGCAGGATAACAAGCGCCGTGTTCATCTCCACGCTGTCCTCGCCCTCGATAAGCTCGCCATTGAACGTTGTGTCGCCCGAAGCGTTGTTGTCTACGATGGCAAACTGCTCGTACTCCTTGCTACGCCAGTCGTTGCCGAAAATCTTGCCGCGCAATTCCAGGGCGTATGTGCCCACCGATACAGCATCGCCCTCGACACGTGCATTGATGATGTTGTCCTCCACTGTGTCGATGCTGTAGGCGAGGTTCACACGCCGATACTGGTTCACGATGTTTACAACGATGTCCGTGCAGGCAGGCAGCGGAAAGGCTACCTGCTCGCCGTTGACTATCTTGCGCACTGGTATGCGCAGGGTGAAGTCATTACCTCTAACTATTTTCTTCATATCTTATTCTTTTGGTTGTTCTTCTTCTGTTGTTGCCGGGTCGTCAGCAGTGGGTTCTCCTCCTTCGTCCGCAACCGCTCCTCCTCCTTCGTCGCTGTGCGCTATTGGAGCTGTAAATGGTACGTTGTAGCCGTTCCACACAATCGCATACGTATTAGCGTTTGAGACATACACCAATTCGCAGGTGAGAACTGCCATCCATCCGCTTTCAAGCCAGTAGGGGCGAGCTGTGTTGCTACCTCCAACGAGCGACGTATAGCCAACGATATTGATTGTTGTCGCCGGACTTGTGTTGTTTCTTATAACGAACACCTGCCCGAGGTACGTCGCCGCTTCTTCGCTTGTCACACCAAGGCTGGCATTGCTTGCGTTTGGATTGTGAAATGGCAGAATTATTGTCGGGTAGTTACCTCCTGTCTTTTTGCCGATGTCGCCCGAAAGCTCAACAAAGCTACCTGCCTTTACAAAGTTTAGTCGGATATATCCATTGATCGAGTTTTCTTCTGTGTAGCCTTCCAACTTGTCGGGGGTAATAATAGTCTTCTTCTTGCGTATCAGTCCAGAGAAGAGACCTGCGCCCACCTCCAGCAAACCGTCCTCGTTCACGCTCGCCGTCACTTCGCCGCTGTTGTTTTGTATCTTAAACTTGTTAGCCGTCGCCGTGATGGTATCGTCTTCGAGGTCGATACCTGCTCTTTTCAGTCCCGACTCCAGCTTGCCAGCCTCCGTCTTGTCGTAAGGCGAAAGACTCCAGCCGCCGTATTCCGTGCCCTCCATTATCATCGGACGGCACACGTCGATAGCATCATTTCTTCGCACGGCAAGCTCAAGTAGCAGTTTCGTGCAGCCGTCGGGTACGGTAAACGTCGCAGTAAAGAGCTTCCAGCCGCCTATACTCAGATGGATATTGCCCGACTTGACAACAGCACCTTCCGTACCGCCGTCAAAGCGCTTGATAGAGTAGTAAGCGCCATTATCAAACAGACTGACAATCTTCGCCCATACACTGAATACGTACGTCTTGCCAGCCGATACACGCACATCCTTAAAGTACAGACCTGTGTATGTGTCCGCTGTAGCGCCCGACGCACTGAACGTTGCGTAGTTTGAGCCGCCGACGCCGCCACCGCTTGTTATCTCTACCTTTTGCGAGTGAGCCGCCGCTATCTTTGTGATTTCATCCCACGGACGCAGCGCAGAGCCGACAATGCTGTTCTTAAGGTTCGTGGTCGTTTCAACCTGTAGAGAGATTTTGTCCGTCGTCTGCTCTATCTTCGATAATTTATTCTCAGTATTCGTCTGCTTCTGTGCAAGCGAAGTGATACTCTCGGCGTTCTGCGATAGCGTTGTGTTTATCTTGCCTATCTGTCCGTCCACTTCCTGCTTGTTCGCATCTACCGTAGAAGTCAGTCCGTAAATGTTTGCCACAATCTCTGCAAGTGTCGTTTTCTTTGTTGTGTCGCCGTCCTTCACCTTTAGCTTGAACATCGACGCAAGCGCATAAATCTCATCGCGTGACACCACGAATATCTCCTTGCCGTCGAGCGTATAGTCGTTCACGCCCTTGTACAGCTTGATTGACGGAGAATCAGAGCCGTAAGCCGAGAGGTACAGCACCGACTGGCGTGCCACATCGGTTGTATTACCCATCTGAACAAGCTCGTCGCCCACTTCGGGCTGTGAGTCACCGTAGTTACCTCCCGACAAAGCAAGGATGTCGATGTAGTCCGAGCCGACCGCCGTCACTCTGCGCCAATAGTACCTGTTTTTTGCGTTCGCCGTCGTGCCCTCCTTGATGTTGAAGGTCTGACAGCGCACGAGGTCGTTGACCACGAATTTATTAGCTATCTCTTTGTCATCGTGCTTTGCGAGGAACGAACAGCGATAGACATCGTAGCGCAAAGGATACGTGCCATATTCGGGCAGCAGCGTGCCCTTCTTCAGGAAATCAACCTTGCTAATCTTCATGGCAGCATCCGACAATACAATCTCGCCGCCTACGCTTTGCAGCTCTCGTATCACGAGCTTGATAAACTCCGCGTCCTTACGCACAAGCAGGCGGTCTACCTCCAGGTAGCTGTCCTCGCTGTCCGAATAATTGCCGAGCTTGAAACCAGAGCCATTTGCGCCAGACTTGAAGATTTGAGAGACGAGTTCTTTGAATATCGCCACACCTTCAGGAGTTACCCGATGTGTGCCATCGCCGAACGTCAGCCCTTTTTCAAAGTTTATAAGTTCTTGTGCTGTATCTCTTTTTGCCTTAGAGAGGTACATTTTATCTGCAACAGACGCATTAAAATTATTACCGCCGGTTGAAATATTGCCCAGCCCCCTCACGACTTCTCCTTCTACAGACTGAATTATCTGCTTGATGTCGCTTTGCCCTGCTTCGAGGGAATTAACGAGTTCTACCTCCGCGCTTACAAGGGCATTATCATCAATCTTTACCTGATAGTTGCTTACAAAAGCATCTACAAGCTCATTGTTGTATTTTATTGTGAGCTTTGTGTTCTCGTTGAGCATCGCGGCAAAGTCGGGGTTCTCCTGTAGGAATATACGCGAGAATTTAACGGAATAACTGAACTTATCTTCGTTGTTCTCGCTCATGTGTTTAATAAGGGCCTCGTCGAGTCGTCTTTCTGCTGCCGTTATCAGCACTGACGGCGCTTTTATACCGGTTATAACAAACTTGTCACCCTGCTTTGGTTTGAAGCCAGCCGACGCATTAGGCATGACAACTCCGAGCGTAGAGGTCTCCTTTTGGACCGCAATCCATATCTCTTTCGTTTGAGAATTTTGATTAAGCGTGTCGGACTTAATGTCACTTTCCTGCATTATGTAGTCCTGATAATCTTCTCTAACGGCTTTTAGGTTGCCGTTTTTATCGACGCTCACTGGATTGTAGCAGATATTGTTTGCCTTATCCCAGTAGCACATTATCGGGAAAGAGCACGCGGGGCATCCATGACACTCAATCATTTCTATCTTTCCGGTTTCGCTTTCAAGAGCGTGTTTGAACAAGTCAAAGCCGAACTCACCGCTAAACTTGTGGAGCTTGATGTAGAAATACGGATGCAGGAGGTTACTATTCTCGTCTTTCGCGTCGCTATCAGCCTTATCAAATGCTACATCTGCAATTTCGCAGAAAAGCTGACCGAGACCGTCTGCCTGAATTAAGTCGTTGCGTATTCCTTTAATGGTCGGCTTAATATCGTCAAATGTTACATACCCTTGATGTGGATTTTTATCCTTGTATGGGTTACTGAAATGATACAGGCTATCAGTACCAGGTATTGTGTAAATCTCTTTCTGGTCGTCGCTTGGGGAGTTGGTCGCATAGTAAAAGCGCTCCGCTCCTCCGCTTTTTCTGTAAATAGACGGCATGAGGTTCGCGGACGGATATATCCATGTACGACCTGTTACCATGACGGACACTGCCTTTGTTGTATCGTTTCTTGTTATTTTAGCAAAGGTGTAATTCCCCTTTTCGTCCTTAGTAAAGTTGTATTCAAACGATATTGCGGCGGCGCTTGACAAGCCTTCTATCTCTATTCCGCATTTGTCATAAGATGCACTTTTATCTCCGTCGTAAACCCATATATATTCGGATTTGGGGGCGTATGAAAACCTTACAGAGCCAAGCGCGGACATATCGAAATACGACCTGTCTGCTTGGTGATACACACCCTGCGAGTCTTTCCAGCTTTTGCTTTTGTAAGAGTATAAAAAATCCAAATGTAGCGTATAATCGCCGTTTTCTGTAAACTCGTACATACAAGTTGTTCCGACTGTCTGCCCTTTAGAGATACTTTTATCTTCGCTATTTGTGTTTACGTTATCTCGTAGATAAAAATCACGGACAACCTTCTTAGAATCGTAAACAAGTCCTTTATGATATTCGTTGGCCCAATCGTTATAAGCGAACCCAACTCCAACGCTGGTCAGATCAATGACCATTCCCTTTTTAGCAAGTATTCTTACTTCGTAGTGGGTAGTAATAGAGCACTTGTCGCTCCCAATAGTGGACGAATATCCCCCTGTGTACGAGAGTTCAGATGTAAGAATTTCACCTTTATATACACCGCCTTCTTTGCCTTTGTACAATGTGAGTTTCTTGTTGTCGCCAGTGCCAACAATTCCCCAATATTTCGATAACACAACGGACACCTTGTCATTGTCGATATTTTCCACATTGAATACGGCTTTTCCATACTCATCGGTATTCGGATAGTAATACGGTATATTGTCAGACGAACCACACCCTGTAATCACATCTATTGCTTTGTTGTTAGTGTTGTTGCGCTGTATAGACATTAAAGCTGCGTCACTGCCGTATTGCAGAACGTACTGACTTCCATAATTTCCGCTTGTACTCAAATCATGCTGCACGCTGCCCACGTGGCACACCTTGCCAACCCAGTAATAATCAAGCTCAAATGTTGTTTTTATAAGCTGAATAACAGCTGATAAATACTGCGACTCAAAGGATAATTCTTTTATTTCATCCGTACCATAACCTTCGTCTACTACAATGCAATAGCCATCTACTCCGTTTTTATCATAAAGTCCACAGTAAGCCATACTGTTGTTTATGCGACTAACAAACTCACCAATGTCGCCGCCAAATGAGAATTTCGTTTGATTGGAACGATACTTGTCGCCTCCGTTCGTGTCGTTAGGATTCTGCGATACGACATCAAAGAACAAAGTATTATCTAAGACCTCTCTTTTGGAAATAAAAGAAGCCTCGTGTTTGTATAATCCCGATGTGTTATCTTTGCTTGAAGACGGAATAGATGTTGCATAATATCTCTCACCGTCAAACTCCACATACTCTTCGCGAGACCACTCTTTATCGAGAGGGCGCGAGAAATAGAATGACGCAGAAATAGACGGAGCTCCACCTTCGCGATTACGGCTGTTTGTGTAGCTCTTGATACAGGCAGAATCTGCGTCAGACGGAAACAGATGTGTCTCCATAACTCCGTCTTTCGCCGTCTTGTCTATCTTTATGTATAATGCTTCCGCTTTCATCTTACTATATGTTTATTTTCGTATTATTCCCCTACGCTTCCGTTTGCCGGTTCGTTCTCATTATCAAGTCGTATTTCTTCGTCGGGTGTTGATACCGTGTTCTTCTCGATGCCGGTCTTAGTTGAAATTAATCCTGCACCCTTTAGCGTACAAAGCATCTGATTCCATGCCGCTTCGTCAAATGGCTGCCAAGGCTTAAACGATGCACTTACTTTCATTTTTGCAAATTCAGTAATAGCATTTGGATTCTCGCCGTTCGCCACAAGCTGTTTTGCAAGACCCTCCTTAAACAGACGGACGTGTTTGCTTACAAAGTTCTGCCACTCGATAACAGCGTTTGCCGTGCGCTCTATATCCAATGATCGCGTCATCTGAATCGCGAGTCCGCTAATATCTCCACTTGACTTTACATCTTTTGGAAGAATAAATGTCACGCCACAGCCAATCTGTATCTGGTCAAGAATTGTTTGCATAAACTCAATCATGCCTTGAGGAGAAGGAGGTGTCTTAAACTCCGCAGAACCCTTGCCGTCAAGCGTAGTATCATTGAGGATAATTGAGCCTGCAATTTTCTTCGCTGTTTCGTTAAAACGTCCTTTGATGTAGAGAATACCCCAACCGTGACGTTTTTGGATTACTGCAAACAGGTTGAAGATTATCTCGAAAAGTTCAATCAAATCCTGCACCTTATTCCACGCTACATCACCGCGCTTTGTGGTTAGTGGACTTTCAGAGAAGCCATGTTTCTCTGAATACGCCATGCGCCACTCGCCTGTTTCTGTTGTGCCGGAGCCGTTTCCTGCTGTCACATCCTCAACAACCTCATCGGTAAAGTGGTAGTGATGTGTATTATCGTAAGCATCAATATGTCTTGAGCCGTCTTCTGTCTGATAATAGACACAATCAAGCAGAGGTTCTCCATTATCATCTCTATGCGTGATTATTTGATAACCATCCACATACGAAAACAATCGACTTCTAACCTCGTTATTTTCGTTCATATATGTCAGCAGACCGACATCGCCATAACTTAACTGCGTCGCAACAGCAAGCATCTCTGCGCCATCCTGATTACTACTCTCCCAATGCCACTTCAAATCCGCGAAATTCTTTTTCAATGTTTCGTTCGGGTTGTTATCGTGAAGCACAAACACGCGCTTGTTGCCACAAAGAGAAAGGGTGCATTTTTCCACAATTCGCGCCTGTAATGCAATGCCGAATTTTTTAAAATCAATTTCAACATATCCACCGTTCTTGCCCTGTTGCTTGACGCAGATGCTTGGCAGATTCTCGTCAAAGATTACGCTATGACAATTTGGATCAAGTTCTTTAGCAAATCGCTCCTGGCTTACAACCGTCATTTTAACGTTTGGCAACTTTGCTTCCATGCGACTGTTTGTACATACGGTTTTTCCGTCACGATTATCATTTACCGAAGGTGTGTCACAACCGCGTAAAAACGGCTTCTTAAACAACATCTTTTCGGGATGTGCCAGGAAATCTGAAATTATATCCTCTCTACGTCTGCTCATTTTCTTTTATTTCTTTAAGTTGGTAATGTTTCATGCACGCTGCCTTGGACGGCCAAAAGTTACATTCTCTATTTGTGTGGGGACAAACAATATCATGCTTGCTCGGTACGATGATTATACGCTTTTGTTTCTGCGTCTCCTCCATTTCAAACTTATCGTTAAGTTTTACGCGAAGGTCGCCTTCCATTTTCAATGCGTCTTTTATATCTATCGCCTTGCTTTCGCCAAGCATCTGAACTCGCTCCAACAACTTTATAAGGTCATTTTTGTTTTGTTCTTTAGTTATAGCTGCAACGTTCACTACTCCTACACCGAACGGCTCTAAGGCTACAAGCATCTTCTTAAAGCGCGGTGTTTCGTAAAGAGCATCTCCGTCACCCTTCTTGCCGTAAGCAATGCGGTATGCAAAATTCTTGTCCTCGAACGTATCGCAAAGTGCGGCAAAGGCGACATCTTCTGCAGTCACCTTAGACCACTCTCCTCGCACGGAGTCAAGTATTATTTTTATATCGTCTGTTTTAATCATATCTTATCATTTATCCCCACAACGTTTCATCATATATGCTTTGTGCGAACGGGTTCTTATGACGCTCTTCCTTGTATTCTGCCGTTGCCACAGCCACAAGTGCAAGGCTTTCTTGTATCTCCCTGCCGTACTCGTAGTTTACACAGGGCAGAAATCTCATAGCGCACGGATCAAGCAAGTCCATCGACCGACCTTTTCCAAGGTTACGGTTCATCTCTTTCTTGCTCATCAACTTGCGCTTGCCGTTCGGCATTTTCTCAAACCTAACTACGGCGCACTCCTCCAAAAACTCATTCTGTATAGTTACCTTGTATTTGAGGTTTTGGTGTGTGTAAGTCTTTTCCGCAACCACATCTTCCATCGTTAGCTCGCCGGCGTTAATCATCCTGCAAAGTCTGAGGTAACACAGGTCTTTAAGTGTCATGGCGGTGGGGTAGTATATACCTATCGGCTTTGCGCTGCTCATATACGGGTTAGCATCGGGTATATAGTCGTTAAAGTACCTACCTGCCGTTGCGTCATATATGATGTGACTCTCGGCGATACCGTGTTTTATGGCAAACTGACGAGCAAACTCGGCGTTCTGTCTCGGAGTTGAGTGCGGATGTATCTCTATATCGACTACATGAAAACCATTCCACGCTATCATAAGCATGTTATCCGTACCGTAGTCAGCAAGGTCAATCGTTATCCACTTTTCTCCCGTTAAGGCAGGGTCGTTAGTGAAAACTCTACGTGCATTGATGCCACTAATCGGCAAATCCTCTTCTTCCTCGGGGTCTACATTCCAATTTCCTTCAACAAGAGCCTGTGCCATTTTACCGCCACTCGCCGCAATAGAGCCGATGTAACCGGCGTTTCCGTCAAGCAAACCCTTATTCTCGCTGAGTCTACCTTGATAAAATACAAAACTCTTGATAATATCCTTGTAACTAAAATTGCCACCAATAGCAGCCAGTTTTCGGTCTATATCTATCTTGCATTTTAGGTACACCTCTTTTTTAGAGTCTCCCCATACCACATCTTTTACAGATGCACCATTGACATAGAAATATCTAACCTTGCCGTCTCTTTCAGGATTTATCTTGCCGTCAATCCCGATATACCAGTCTATGAATGTTCTTATCCAGTGGCTTCTTTTCGGGTTCATGGTGGCAAAGAACTTACCTGTGAAAGTTTTGCTTTGTCCTCGGTTTCGTGTTATCACATACGAGAAAGCCTCCCACGACATCTCTGTAAGCTCGTCGATTGCAATCATATCATACTCCCAACCTTTTGCACGCTCTCGGAGTTTATCCATGTTCGAGTCGTCAAGATAGGTAAGGTCGCAGAAGGTACCGTTTGGAAACGAAATGCGAGGGCTGTCACTTTCCTTTACCTTTATATAGTCTGCGCCGAATATCTGCTTAAACTTCTCTACGAAGCCGCCTCCTGCCTTCTGATTACCAAGGCTACGACGCGAAATCATCGCACGAAAGTCGGGGTCTGTCATTAAAGGCTCCGCCATAGCGAGAACGAGGGCAAACGACTTTCCGGCTGCCAAAATTCCACCGCCAAAACAAACATCTACGTTTGCGGTCACAAAAGACTCCTGAAAGCCTTCTTGCGGTTTTATTATTATATCCTTATCCTCGCTACTCATATCACAAAAGTAATACTTTAATTCGCTTAGATACAGCATTTTAGTAAACCTTATTTGACACGTATCAAATACACATTTGTAATTATTTGTGCTTCATGTAATATAAAGCTAATTTTGTTTCAAACAATAAAACACAAAGCACATGAAGTTTACAAAAGAACAGCTTTTAGATGCCCTAAAAGCAAAACTCACTGCAAACGGAAAACACCTTTCCATCAGCGAGAAGACAATCAAGAGTTTGAGTGACTCCCACTACGACCTTTTGGTTGGCGAAGAAACAGAGATTGACGATTTGGTTAGCAAAATTCTTCCACAGTACGTTTCCCTTAACGGAAACTACGAAAAGGACAACGCGGACTTTATCAAAAAGTGGAAGGAAGAGCATCCTGAGCCAAAGCCAAAGCCGGGCAAAACTCCTAATCCCGACGACAATGGTTCTTCTGAGGTAGAAAAGAAACTGCTTGAGCGACTTGAAGCCTTGGAAAGAAAGGAGGCGGAAGCGGAGGCTGCAAGATTAGTATCTGCGAAACGCGGTGAACTTCTTGAAAAGTTCAAGGAGAAAGGAATTAGTGACAACAAGTGGATTGATGCCTACTTGAAGAAACTGTCAATCTCCAAGGACACAGACATTGAGGCAGAAACAGCCGATGCGCTCGACTTCTACAACCTCTCTCATGCAAACAACGGAGGTCGCCGTACACCTGATAATAGCGGCAGCAATAACAACAGCGGCATCAGCGCAGAGAGATGGAAAGGTATAAACAAGGCACTCGGTGGGATTACGCCTCAGAAGTAGTGTTGTAATTTATTAATTTTTTAAGGTAAGTTTTATGGATAACTTTTTTTCAAGACAGGCTAACGGCGGTGCGGTATTCATGGGGCGCACCCTCGTACAGGCGCACGGCAATATTGGCGGCTATAGAAACGTCTTCGTGAAAATTGTCAATAGCAACAAGGGCGCGCTTAGCTATCCAACCTCGGGCGGTATCGTAAAAAACCCGTTCCCTGGTCGTGCGAAAATCTACGCAGGTGATTTCTGCGAGTACACGCCAAACCTCGACGATACCCATGGTGCAGAGGTGAAAATCCTCAAATTCTATGAGGTAGCAAAAGAAGCTGTAGGCACCGACACAACCATCAAGATTGTTCGTGACGGCTATCGTCATATTCCATTTGCCGGTGACAACATTATGATTGGTCAGAAAGACTTTACGACCAAGGCTAAGGCGGTTTCGGTCACACGCGTAGAGAAGTCAACAGAGGTTGGTGTGGATGTGTGGGTTCTTACACTCTCGGAGGCTCTCGGCGCGGCAGTTAAGAAGGGCGACATTCTTGTCGAAGCAGCAGGGGTTGGAGCGAGCGTGCTCCCAATGGTAACAAACCCCAACTCCTACGCAGACAAGGACATGGATTTCCTTTATGACCCGAGTACATCTGACGACGATTACGATGGCGCGAGATACATGTTTGCTCCGGCGTTAGCACAGCAGGACACCATTATTGACCTTTTGGCTGTCGGCAAGCTTCCACCTGCCGTTCTCGCCCTCAACAAGAGTCGCGTCAAGACTTGGTTTAACCTCTAATAAACATCATGTTTAACACACAAAACTATTAGCAACTATGAGATTTGATTTTAACAACTCTGATTGGGCGGCTCTGTTTCGTTCGCGCGACAATGGTAGCGAGCTTTTCCAGTCACTCGTAGATAATACGCCTGTCCTCAATCTTGATTTGGGCTGGGCCTTGTCTCAGGGTCATATCGCAGATGCTCCTACGCCGACCGCAGACGATGGTTCTGCTACATTCCGCATTGAATCGAGCAAGTTGGAGGCAGCTCCGCTTATGGACCTTCGTGCCCCACTTGGCGAGAGTCAGCAAATGGATGCAGAGGGCGCAGAGGAGTATGTAGCTTCTATTCCTGACTTTATCGCTCGCGGTTGGACTGAGACAGCGGCACAGCGTGCCTACAAGGAGCGTATATATGCACAGCTCGGCAACACAGACAGAATTATTGCCAACTGGGTTGAAAAAGTACTTCTCCGCGGCTTGAACTCGGCTAAGTCTACCCTTAATCAGATTGGAGCTCAGTTGGCCACCAAGGGCAAGGCTGACTACAAGGGCTTGGGCGCAGGTATCTACGCGAAGCTTCACGATGCGCGTATCCCTGCCGAGAATTTCGTTAAGGCCGGCGCAAAGACTTGGACCGACCCCGAGTGTAAAATTCTTACACAGATGCGTAAGATTGAGGACGCTTACCGTGACAAGCGAGGCGGCTACTCGGGAGCTCTCACATGGAGAATGACAAAGAATATGTACGTCAACACCTTCTTGCAGAATCAGGAGGTTCGCGACCTTTACGCCTCTTGGTGTAAGGCAAATTATATCGCCTACGTCGATGGTATGCCTATCACCAACGAGCAGTTCTTGCAGTCGTTCACTGACATTCAGGGTATTTCGCCGATCGAGATTGTCACCGAGAAGGAGCGCAACAAGACGCGCACAACCGACACTATGGTGCAGGGATGGGCAGACAATATCGCGGTTCTCCGACCAGCAGGCGACATGTTCGAGTTCAAGTACGCCAATGTTCTTGAGCGCGAAATGTACACCAAGTATGGCGCGAAGAGCATCGACACAACTTTCGCAACTATGCTCAACGGACTGGTTACAGCAATGAACACCACCACCGATAATGGCCGCTTGCAGGAGTGGCATACCGACGTGATGATGTCTGCAACACCGGCACTTCTCTCTTTCACAAACCATGTAATTATCAACACTGCCAACGCAGGCGAGTAGTTATCATGGCATTACAATAACCAAATCCACTTCTCTTAAAAATGGCAGTATTGAAGTTTGATATAATCGAATACCTAAGCGGTTTGACAAGTTTTGTCTTTGACAAGGCTGTTCTTAACCGCGTGGCTTTTGAGTGCGGAGTTTGTCACGTTGAAACCTATGCGGACCTTACAGAGGAGGATCGTGACAGATGCAAGGCAGCGTTACTCGAAACCATCGTGTTCGGGCCGTATCAAACGGCATCTTCCACAAGTCAGCATGGTTCTTACACTCTGACGGTGGGAGCACAGACCATTACATCGCAAGCATTAGAGACTATCAAGGCGGAGCTTCGCAGACTATATACAAAGTACTCCGAAGACACCAAACTTGAAGCGCTCAATGCTTCCGGTGGGGAGATAAAATGGGTTTCAGAAACGGACTAAGCTATGTACACCGATAGAAGCCGGATGATAGAATACGAATACGATGGCGTGTTCTACCTAAGAGAACATGAAATTCCTTCTGACGGCAACCTGCTTGCGGAGGACAACGACAAGGAAGTTATCATTCACAAGACAAAGTGCGACATACAGAAAACGGACAAGTTGTTTAATTCAGGCGTCGTCTCTATGGGTTACAACATCTATTTCCCAATGCCGACAAACGAAAGCGGCGAAGAGAAACTCCCTAAAGGTCTGAAAATTGGCATACGCTTTCGGGGTGACATTTGCGGACTTGAGGTTGACGGAATGGTTATAGGTATCGAACCAACAAAGCTTCATGGATGCGTAGCTTACATAAAAGGAACTGACATTTAACAAATAGATTATGGCGCAAAAAACACAAAGAAGGCTGTCTCGCATTGAAAACTTCTTTTCGATGCTCCTTTCTAATAAGGGTTTGTCCGACAATATCTTCATCGGAGAATTGCCACCTACCACAAACAAGGAGTGGGAAGACTTTGTAAATGTTGACATCGGACAGCAGCGCGACTACGGCGGCTACTCTCTCGGCTACGCCAATATCTACCTGTATGCAAGACCGAAAGGTGCGTTGCGCCGAAAGAACGTAAAAACCCTCGACAAAATGGAGGGTGTCCTGGATATGATTATCGACGAGGCCAACAGCGAAGATTATGTTATTCAGGAGCTCTACCGCGACAGTGGCTATGACACAAACCGCCAGTTTCATTTCGATATAATCTCCGTTTCGGTTACAGTAAAATAATTTCAACACAAAAAATCAGATAAACGTTTAAAAACACAAGAATATGGCTAAAGTAACAAATACCGGCGCAGGCGCACTGAAGCTTGTTAAGCCTGACGCAATCGTTGTAACCCTGTTCGCAGGCACAGAGGCAGACGACATTCCAAAGGGCGATTCTTACGTTCTTGATGATGTTATCCGTGATACTACAAGTATCGCGCAGGACGACAACAGTACAAGTGATGTTGAACGTGAAACCTCCGACACGCCAATCCTTTCGATTGTAACAAGTGGTAAGTACCAGCTTGCAGCAGAGGTTGCAGACACACAGAAAGACCTTTTGGTTGCTTTGTGCGACTTTACCTACGATGAAACAACCAAAAAGGTGTACGCCCCTGCCGCATACAAGACCAAGTACGCAAAGGTCGATATTGTGTTTGGCACCAAGGCGGTTGTCGTGCCGAAGGTACAGCTCAACTCAAAAGTAACTATGGAGTCGCTCAATACGAGCGTCGGCAAGATTGCTCTCGCCGGCACAGCACAGCTTGCATCACTCAAGATTGGCGCAAGCGGTACTCAGAAGACAATCAAGACTCCGTACTACCTTGACGAGGACTACACCATGCCAACAGGCGGGTAAGCAGGTTCTTTATAACTCTCGATTATATCTTCATGGGACGGCGGCTTTAGTGCCGTTCGCCCCATTTTTAGTTTAAAGACTTATGGCAGACTCATTATACAAACAAGCTATCAACGCAATTCTTTTAGAATTGGAGAAAGATGCGAAAAGTGTAATGAACGAGTGTATTCAAGAAATCACATACACACATCGTTCATATAATCTGTACGACTCTTACGGATATGGTATATATCTCAACGGAAAACTAACCAAATCTGGATTTCTCTCTGCAACACCAAAAGCAACCGAAGGTAAAAATTGGTACGGAGAAAAGATAAAAGGCCGAGATGCAATAAGCGACTACCTCAATAAGGACTACAAACCAAGTGGCGCGATAGACTTAGCTATAGTGGCTGCTATGCCATACGCTAAAATACTGGAAGATGGAAGCGGTAGGCTCAAAAGGTCGTACAGGGTAATATCTATGTCCGTTCAGAAGTTACGAGCTTTGGCGGCAAAATATAATGGAGTTGTCAAAATAATCAGAAAGTAAAAACAAAAAAAAACATGGGAAAGGTTTACAGGATAAAAAAAGACCCTGCAAAAGCAAGAAAACAGGCCGAAGAAGACGCAAAACAAGTAACCCCTGGAACGCCATTGTCCGATGCAGCAATGGAACGACTTGCGCAGATTATGAATGATGCGCCGACTATTGTAAGGCTACAAGGCACCGAATGGGAGATTAAAGCCTTAAAGCCGGGCACCCAGTGGATGATTGCGGAAGAAGCCTGCAAGATAGTAAAAGGCGAAAATCTGTCTATGGGTGATGTTATTAAGGAGTTTGCCGTCAATCTGCCTTCCGTGGCAAAAGTTATCACGCTCGCACTACTGAACGACAAAGACCGCATTAACTCTGACGAATACCAGCAAGTCTACGATCAGCTCCTATGGGGGGATTATGACATCAAGGACTGGGCGACACTACTCGTTGAGATTCTAAATCTTCTTGATGTGGATTTTTTCTTCGCGAGTACCAATGTGATTCAGACCGTTCGCAACCAGGCTCTGACGAGAAAGACACAAGCAGCAGAATTGTGCCTGCAAGAACGGAGTATGGGCAGATGATAGATTTCTTACGTGCCAACACATGGTGCTCGCAGGAAGAATACAAATGGCAAATGACCGTTCCACAAGTCCGACTTGCATCAATGGACTTCACACATATCGAATACCTATCCGACAATGAGAAGCAGAACGGAAGCCTAAAAAACGCAAAGGTAATCAACGGAGTGGAAGACCTAAAAAATCTCAACGACCTCGGGATTCCTATTTTATAAACTCTAAAACTACGAATTAATTATGGGCAATTCAGCTTTAGGCGCAGCGTTGGCAATACCACAAAGTGCCCTTGATGCCATAAAGGAGGCAGATCAGAAGCTTAAAGATATACAGAACACCGCAAAAAACACCGCAGTCGGGGTTGCTAAATCTTTTAAGGACATGGCGGTGGGTACACAGCCATTTCTTGATGCGTTGGACAAAGTAGTGGCAAAACTCAACGTTATAAACGCTTCGGCGGCAAACGTAAGCGGTGGTCTGAACAACATCGGAGCAAGTGCAGGCAGCATGAGCGGCAATATTACGCAAGCTTCGCAGAATATACAGCAGATAGTTGCACAACTTTCAAATATGAAAGGTGCAGGCACAAGTAGTATCATGCAGGCAGTATTTGCGTTTCAGAGATTACAGGAGGCAACCAAGGGTGCAAGTGGTATGAATATCGCTGAACTCAAAAAAGAGATTGGTGCGATTGATAGCATATTGAAAGATACAAGCTATAACCTTACCAAGGCAGACCAAGACTCCCTAATCAAGCGCAAGAAAACACTCCAGGACGAGCTGAAATACCAACAGCAGATGTGCGAGGAGCGCGTTATTGCGTTTCAGAAAGCTCTTGACAAAATGTCGAGTGCAGAAGCTTCATTTAATGCCAAGCAAAGGAAAGCCTACTCCGACAGAAGTAAAAAGTACCAAGAACAGAACTACGAACAGAATACATCTTACAAAGGTGCGCTTGATTTCTCTGCAGCAGCCAACACACTTAACCGACAGGCGCGTGCGATTGAGTATCTGAAAGAAGCCCGTATGAAGCTGTCACAGACGGATGTAGACTATAAGCAGAAACTTGAGACGCTGAACGCAGCAATCGCTCGGCACACTCAAAACCTCAAAGAAGCAGGCGTAAGTTCGCGCAATCTCGCCGAACAGACATCATATATGTCGGGCTATATTTCCCGTTGGGCACAGCGCATGGCGTTTGCGTTCTCTGTTAACACCGTGCAAGGTTTTGTAGAGCAGATAGCTGCGGTGCGAGGTCAGTTCGAGTTGTCGCAGCGTTCGCTTGAATCTATCTTGCAGAACAAGCCGAAAGCGGATGAAATATTTAACAAAACGATAGAACTTGCCGTTAAATCTCCTTTCCGTATCAAGGACTTGGTGGATTACACACGACAACTTTCCGCTTACCGAATTGAGTCTGACAAACTTTATGATACCACCAAGCGACTTGCCGATGTTTCAGCAGGTCTTGGCGTTGATATGGGAAGACTTATCCTTGCATACGGACAAGTCAAGGCCGCTGCATACCTTCGCGGTTCTGAGGTTCGTCAGTTTACGGAGGCAGGTGTAAACATGTACGGAGAGTTACAGCAATACTTCAAAGAGGTTAAAGGCGAAGCATATACAACAGCGCAGATTGTGGATATGATTTCCAAGCGTAAGGTTACATTTGAGGATGTTGAGGCAATATTCCAACGCATGACCGATAAGGGTGGAATGTTCTATAATATGCAGGAGATACAGGCAGAAACTCTCCAAGGTAAGATTTCCAACTTGAAGGATGCTTTTGATGTGATGCTCAACAACATCGGCAAGTCAAACGAGGGCTTTTTTAAAGGCTCAATTCAGTTCGCCACAAACTTACTAAATCATTGGGAGGCTATAGCAAATGTTGCAAAAGCCTTGCTTTCCATTGTTGTTGCCATAAAGGTTAATTCTATGTTTATGCAATCTAACTTAGGTAAAGCTTTCTTTCTTAATGCCGCGATGGTGGGCAAATGGCGAACTTTTTTAGACCTTATCAAGTCTATGCCTACTGCTTTTGGCAAGATGAAAACTGCAATTTCTGCTATAGGAGGTTCCTTAAAGGCTGCTTTGGGAGGTTTTGCTTTTTATGCTATTCTCCAAACTATAATGAACTATAGAAATGCGTTGCAGCAGTTTGACGAAACTATAAGAAAAGCACGCGAAAGCACTATTGACGCATTAGGAAAAATCTCCGAACTCTCTGCCAAATACAAAGACTTTTCTAATGTTATATATAGAGCACAGAACAATGTTGATGATAGCAAAGCCATAGAAGAAAAACGCAAAGCTCTAAACAAACTTATCGAACAAGTAAACAGAGATGGCTTGGAGATTAAGATTAATGTTACAGAGCTTAATGAAACACAGCTTGATAAAGAATTTGAGACTCTTAAAAAGAGATATACGGATTTTGTCTTTGAACTTGAAGCCATAAAGGAGCGTGCTGCCCAAAGCGACAAGAGCGGTTGGTGGTGGGGAGTCTCCGGCATCAAAGAGGGGTTGGATGAATACAAAACAGCTGCTATAGATATTATCTCTCAAACCAACAAGATAGAGAAAGCGATGGCTTTAGCCAATATCGGCTACGAAGATGCAAACATAAAAACACAGAAGTATTTTGATACTTTGCGCAATGGACGTATTGATGGTGAAGCCGATATTGACTATCTTAAACGTATGCACAATGCGTGGAAAGGTCTGGAAGATTATTATTCTCGCAATAGTATGGTCTTACCCGATTGGCTTGTCAAAGGACAGGGATACATGAAAGGTGTGTCGGACAGCTTCGATGATTTAAGTTCTGCAATAAAACAAACAGAAGAGAACTTTAAGGATGTTTTTGTTGGGAAGGGTGGTATAGAAGAGTTCAAGAAGAGATACCAAAAAGACCCTATAAAACTCAAAGTGGAAATAGACCAATATGCCGCAGAAAACGACTTGTCTGATACCCAAAAGAAACTGCTTTACGACATTGCAAGAAAGAACTACGGCATTAAGATTCCTGTAAAGGTTGACGATTCTGATACAGAGCCTGCCATTAAGACTATTATAGAGGATTTGCAGGAGTATGCCGACAAAAACAAAATTAAGATAAGTGTTGAGGTAAAAGACCCAAAGAACCTTAACGAAACTATTGGTGACTATCAGAAGTCGGCTAAAGACTGGCAAGAAACGATTGACAACATCAAACGCTCGCCCAAAAATTTCTTCACCGGTGCTTATCTCGATATTGGCAACGCAGAGAGATGGGGGAAACAGTACGTTGATAGTCATACTGTATTTACTAAAGAACTTGCGTTAAAATATGCCGAAGAACAAAAGCAAGCTGCACTGTATTGGAATAGACTCCTTGGAGGTAAAGACCCGTTTGCAAAAAAGAGTAATTCCAAAGCTCAACGTGACATTCTTCAAGAGCGCATATCACTCCTGAAAGACATGAACGCCAAGTACAACGAGCTTATCAAGATTGAAAGCAAAGAGCAAGCTTTAACAGACACACGCAAGTACTTCAAGGAGGCAGCACAAAATGTTGGATGGAACGCCAACGATATTCTCCCCGACGACAAATCTATTGCCAAGCGTATCCGAGAAATCGGCAATCAGTACAAGGATGTGGGTAAGCGTGGCAATGCACTCCGTATTGCAGCGGACATCGAATTGAACATACCTAAAACGGAGAACGACAAGCTTAAAGATGATATTTCTCGCAATATCGAAGACTCGTTCTCGCAGTTGCAGCTATACAAAAAACTCAAAGGTGAGGGATTGTCAGACACACTCATTAAAAACATGTTCGGCGATATTACCACATCATTTGAGGACATCCGCAAAAGTATTGACGATGAGTTTAACAAGTATATCTTCAAAGATTACGAGAGCATATATGGTGGCGACATCAACAAATGGAGCGAGGATATTGTCAATCAGTACAACAAGGACATTAGCAACACAGCAAATGTCCTCAAGGAGCGATTTGGCGACAGCAACATCTACAAGCAGTATCTTGACCAAGTGCAAAAGCTCGACAAGCAGGTTTATCAAGACCAAGTAGAGCAGACGCAGAAGTTAATAAAGGCGTACAAACAGCAGCTTTCAGACCAGTTGCAACTGGATAAGTGGTACTATGAGGAGCGTTATAAATTAGAGAACGACCCGAATATTGCCAAAGACCCCGACCTGAAAAAGCAGCTACAGGCAAATCTTGATGCGCAATACGAGAAAAAGACAGACGAAAACACATGGAAGGACTTCAAGGAGAGTGATATGTATATCGCCATATTTGAAAACCTCGACCAGACATCCTCGCGCGTTCTGACAGCAATGCGTAAAAAACTTAGCTCGCTGCGTGACAATCTAAAAGACCTCTCGCCGAAACAACTCAAACAGATTGTTCAGCAGATGGAGAAAGTGGACGAGCAGCTTGCCGACAGGAACCCCTTCAAGGGTCTTTCTAATGATATTGCGAAATACGTAAAATTTGCATCGAAGCGTGCCCAGTTAGAAAAAGATTATATTGAAGCGACTGAAAACGAAGACAAGCTCAAAAATAAAAGTAAAGACCAAAACAAGATAGTAGAACTCGCAAAGCGAAAATATGAGTCTGCGGTAAAGAAACACGGGGAAGACTCAGAAGAGGCAGGACAAGCGCAAGACATCTACGACATTGAAAAGAGAAAGCTTGACATTATACTCGAAGAGTTGGAAGCGCAGGGCAAGATTTCAAAAAAACTTGCAGAGCAAATTCGTGATGGACAGGTTGCGGAAAAGACACTTAGTCAGAAGATACGCAGTATCGGAGAGGGTTTCAGCGATGTGGCGAATATTGTCAACGGCACGTTCGAGGCACTTAATGATTGGGGCCTAAACATAGAAATGGGCGACGAGCTGCAAGAAATTGTTGGAGGTATCGGACAAATCGGTTCGTCACTGAGCGAGATAGACTTGACTAAGCCGTTCTCTACCATCAAGGGTACTGTCGGCATACTCGGTGGTATCGGCAAGACACTCGGAGGTATATTCGGATGGGGTACAAAGGACAAGAAGCTCCAAAAGCAGATTGAGAAGCATCAGAAGTCCATCGAAAAGTTGCAGGACGCATACAACGACCTCAAGGAGGCAATGAATGAAGCTTTTGATATTTCAATGTTGGCAAGATACAACAACGAAATGGTAAAGAGCCTCAAGACTCAGAACGCCCACCTCGAAGCGATGATAAAGGCAGAGTCGAGCAAGAAAAAGAAAGACAAAGACAAAATTGCCGAATATCAAAAGCAGATCAAGGAAAACGAAAAAGCTATCAAGGAAGCCGAAGAGAGCCTTACAGAACAACTCGGAGGTTTTGGCTCCAAGTCCAACTATAAGTCAGCAGCCGAAGCTTTTGCGCAAGCATGGGTCGATGCGTTTGGAGAGGGTAGCGACGCTCTCGATGCACTCAATAACAAGTTTAATGAATACATCAAAAATCTCATTGTCAAACAGGCGACAACACGACTTGTAGGCAAGATGATAGAACCTATACTCAAGGCAGTGGACGAAGCCGTGTCAGAGGGTAGCGAAGGAGGTAACAACGGACTCGAAGTAACCAAGTCGGAATTGCAGAAGATAATAGACATGTGGGGGCAGGTCGGTCCGGTGCTCGACGAAAACCTCAAAAGACTCATGGATGCCATGGGCTACAAGCCAGGGTTAAACTCCAACCTCTCCGCTTTGCAGCAGGGCATCCAGGCTGTAACCGAAAATACTGCACAGACGTTGGAGAGTCTGCTTAATTCCATGAGGTATTATTTGGCAACCCAACAGGCTGATGTGCGGATAATCCGTGATACACTGATTGAACGGCTCGGAGTGTCGGCCGGTGCAGTCTTGCAGGATGCGAACAATAACCCTGTATTGGTAGAGTTGCGCTTACAAACGACACTGCTCACAGATATTCGAGATACGCTATCAAGCTGTGTAAAGTCGGGTCACTCGCAGGGCAACAAGGGCATAAAGGTGTTTATGAACTAAGATTACGGGAGGTTGAGTTATTTCCAACCTCCCGTAATTGTGTTAAATTGGTGTTAAATACGGAATGCCTACGAAAGCCAACAAACATAAAGAACTATTTTTGCAAAACATTAATAACTAACAACAAATATTACATGAAAAGAATATTATCAGTATTAGTTTTTGCAACCACACTTATATGTTTGTCGGGTTGCAAGTCCGACCAGTCTAAAGGTGAAGATTTGATTAGAGAACACATGTATAGAACAGTGAGCGATTTTAGTAGCTACGAACCCATAGAAACAGATGTAAAAGAATGTAACAATACGATTTGGTGTAATCTTCGTGCGATTTCTGCGGCCGAGAATGTTTTAGAGGAGTATTATTCCGTATGTGGAAACAAATTTGATTACAAGACTTCTCAACCTGTAGTTTGGAGTCTTGTCGAGAAACATTTAAAAGAGTTTGGTCCATACGAATCTCTTGAAACACACAACCTTGAAGGATATATGATAACGCAGAAATTTCGTATTAAAGATTCACAAGGTAACTCGCACTTAACGACAATGAGATATATCGTAGATAAGGATTTTAACGAAATATTAGCGCACTACGAGCTTCCTGCGAATTATTTATACCAACTTTCAATAGGTTACATATTAAACATGGTTTTTGATGTTTACAGAACGCAAAGATAATCAAACCTCAAATAAACTCAACACAATAGCCATACCATTAGCCGCCACGCCTTTGTGCATGGTGGCTAATATTGTTCTTGTCTTATCGTTGGGGGGTAATATTCCCCCAAATCTTATTTACATCACTATCAGTTCTCATAAAACTCTATTATATACGTTACACTATTGTTTCCTCCTCCCTTGTAGAGGGTGGCGCATATACAAACGGCTTTGCTTTGCCCCCCCTAATCTGTTTGGATATATTTTCCACTTGGTGTGTTGCTGTCATAATTCGTAGATTGTTAAAACGTGCGGTAAACCATAGGAGTTGGTTCTGTGTGCTATCTCTGTCGTAAGACAGTTGTATTTACCCCCCCACTACTGATACAGGCTTTTTGTAGCCTTGGATAATCGGAATATTCATATCTCTTTCAATTCTAAAACAAATGGACGTAAATCAAAACCTCCCAAGCCGTGAGCGTAAAATGCAGTCAGCGTGCCTGTTTTTGCTCTGGGGGGGTATGAATAACTATTGACTTATACAAAGTCGGATAAAAAACTATTCTATTTTCCATAAAGCTCTAATGTTGCCGGTCTGATATTGAACTTAAAATCAATCCCTTTGTAGTCGTTTGACTTGACAGTTTGACATTTACCCCCCCCATCGTAGGGTTTGAAGTAATCAAGTAAATATTTCATATAGCTCTAAGATTTTCATTATACCACTACCTGTATTCTGTGCTTGCAAGCAAACACCCCCCCCATATATGGAGTAATATCTATGCTGCTGCCTTGGTTGACTACCAAACTCTCTTGCCGTTCCCAGTTGTTTACACTCTTTCATATACTATCAATAACATATTATCTTTCGCCACAGAGGTGAGAGAGGATGATTTTTGTCCTCTAAGTTCAATTCTCTGTTCGTGTGGTGAATTGTACCAATCACCAAGAGAACGCCCTCTAACGGCAATCATATTACTTCTCATACATTTCTAAAACACAATCGCATTGAGAGTTGTTGCCTGCACCATGTGCGCCAACACATAAAGCCGAGCCTTTGTGCGACTCAACAATATCTCCCTTGCGACTAATCTTTATTTTTCTCATACACTACAAACACATACCCCCCGATGTGCGGTCTGCAAGCATTGATGTTTGACGGACTTAAAGCTAATGGTTCCGTACTCTGTAAGACTTCCCTTGTGTCCGTCATTTAGAAACGGCCTTATACCTTGCCTTGTTACTGCAACTCCGTGTAATCTATTTTTCATAAATCTCAACAATTCCTGTATGCTGCCTATGTCCTGGAACGTACCACCAGCCTATGTATCTTGCGTTTAACGCAGTGGATTTGGTGGTGGGGGAGGGGATACCACTCCCCATATTAAACGCTCTTGTCGTTCTCATTATACAAACCTTCAAGTCTTTGATTCTCCAACTTGTAGCCAAGCTCCGCCAATTCGCGTTTTTCTTCACCTGTAAGCGCATTAAACTCGTCAGAGGTACAAATATCTTTAACGCTTACCTGCGGCTCTAAAAGATAGTCTTTGAGTTTTCTTTTATCTGTCCTCGCCATTAACTGCGCTACCGTTTCGTCTTTCAGATAGTATTTCTCGCCTGCCTCTTCTTGGAGAATATCCTTAATGACGATACCTCGGTCTTCCGGCTGCGGAATATCCACTTCAAGCTGAGGCCATGCAAACGGGTCACTTTCGTCATAAAACAAGCCTTCCCCTGCGACTGGCTTTGTCTTGATGTTAGTCCAATAGATACGCCGTCTGTTCTGCGCCGACACAAGCGCAGAGTTAATGTGAATACCACGTACACCGATAGCGTGAGAAAGACTTCTTTCCCACTTTTCAAGCATCTTGACGTTTTCAAGAAAGAAATAAATTTCGGGATTGTACTTACGCAGCTCCGTAAGTATTCGCATATACTCCCAAAAGAGGTAGGACTGACCTTCAAACTGAAAGCCTTGTGATTTTAATTCGAGATAGCGTTCGAGGGTGTAAATCTCCTCACCACTCTTTGTACTCATGCCCTTCATCTTTCCGCTAAAAGAAAACGATTGGCACGGAGAACCTCCAATCAGAATGTCGGGCACTCCGTATTTTTCAACTATCTCGTCTATATTCAAGTCCGTAACACTACCCAACTGGATAGTATTCGGAAAATTGTGCATCGTGTTCGCAATAGCGTGCTTATCAATCTCCGATGCAAGATAAGTCGTTATGTTAGCACCGATGCCGCGTAACGAAACTTGCCCCCCCTGAAATTCCGTCAAACAAAGACAAGACCTTGAGGTTGTTCAACTTGGTTTTAGGAATGAAACTGAAAATGTGCTTGATTGTTTCAATGTTCCAGCCGTTACCCAAGCCTTTGTACTGCTGCGTTTCGCTTGTAACAAACTCGTAATCGTGCGGCATGGTCTGCAACTCGGCACACTCCTGCGGTGTCAGTCTTCTAATGGCTGCCACGTATTTTACTCCATTTGCTTCAAACTCTACGCCCTGCTTGTTCTCGGGCATACGCTCCTGAAACTCTTTCAGTTGTTTTTCTTTTACCTTGCGGTAAATATCTCTTGCGATTGCTTCTTTATTCTCCATGTATCTCCAAAATTAAATTATCTTGTGTAGAAGTGTTTATTGTTCCGCATTTATTGTCAGGTCGGCATGAGTACGAGCGCATACAAGAGCGGTTGCACCACTCGCTCCTCGTGCCATTATCGTACATTTTTCGGTATGCCCGACCCAACTCGTTGCGGTATTTGTTCAGTATCGCTATTTGCGCCATTGGCTCTCCTTGATGTCTTCTCTGTTTATTTTTGACGAACCACCACGCCCTTTCTCAATACATCCGCCTCCGTAAACATATAGATTAATCTCACCTCGCTCACTGCCGAATATCGTGTGTGAGCCACCGCATATATAAAGATTGCCTATAAAATCATCTGGGATGATAATGTCTGCTTCTCCGCCAACGACAAGCGTAATCGTACTCCTCAAAACTACCATATCGTTATGATGCACGTAAAGCTCACTTGTGTACCCGTCTTTCTTGCGCTGATACTTGCCGTTGATGAAGTCCGCGAACTCATTCAGCAGAAACTCCTGTGAACAGCCCCAACCGAAAGTTATTGCATCTGCAAGAAACTCAACGCCGTTGGAGTCTAATACCAAGTCTATAAGCTCTTTCTTCGAGGCGCAGCTATCCCACTTTTTCTTGTATTCTCCGCACAACCCCAACATAAGGGCTTTGCGCTTCATGTTTAACAGCTCGTTATTGCTCATTCCCGATTGTCTTTTTAACAACACTACGAATTTCGATATACAAAGGGTCGCTCATCGTGTACTGATGATATTTGCGGACGCACCGCATAACACTCTTCTCTGTCATACCGGCACGCTGCGCAATCACTGGATATGTAAATCCGTAGTAGAAGTGCATTATATGAAAGCAGAAGTTGCGAGCAATACTTCTTGCGAGCGGTATGTTTTTCTTTCCAATATAAAGCTCCTCTGTGCCGATAACACTACGCTTGTATTGGCGCATAACAGAACTCACTGCGTTACACACCATATCTTCAATTTTCTGCATCACAACTTCTTTTCTTTCCATATAATATTTTTTTTACTTCTTTTTACCACAAAAACCAAAATCGCGCACACGGAAGCCCATGCACGGCTCTGACCACGGCGTATAGCCAGGAAGCAGCAATCCCTGTTCGACAAGCTTTTCGTGCGCTACTCTTGAAATGCACGGCGAGTAAGTCTTGACTCCCAATTTTGATGCCGTATTCACGTCGGGATATAAAGACTGGATAATCTTGTCACGTCTATCATGCACCGTAATGCCGTTCTGTAAGAAAGGCAAGAAAATACCTTCTCTTATTACCCCCTGTGCGTCCGCCATTTGTACTACTCGCCAATCTCGAAGTCGAGCGAAGTTATACACAAAGAAATGTCCGCGCCCTGTTAGGTTGAGTATCGGATTTAGCTTGTGCTCCGGCTGCTCGTTTTGAATGTTTTGTTCTTCCATAGTCTATTCCATTTAGTCTATCCCATTTGTTTTTCTTACACCTCGCCCTTCTTGAGCTCCTTTGCGACCTGCTCCGCAATAATCGCTTCCTGTCCGTCTTCAAAGTTCTTCTTCAAGTCCTCTTCGGACTCTTCTTTTACGGCGGTGTTGATTGTATTTTCAAGCTCCTTGGATTTGGTTAAAAGCCAGTTCAAACGCTCGTCTGCAAACCTTACAGCCTCGTCCATATCAACGAAAGCGGTTGCAGGATGGCAAAGGTTCGCCTCTGTCATAATGATCATGCTGTCAAGCATATCAGCGTAGGTTGTGTCTGTTTCGGGGAATTTCAAATTCTCCTTTCCTTTGGTTTCGTGCTTCATATCTACGAGATTTGCAAGCCACATGAAAAGCGAAGCGTCGTTTGCCTTACCCTCTAAGTTTGTAACCCACCGCTTGCAGCGTACCTCCAAGCCGATGTGCGTGTGAAAGATAGCCTCGTCTTTCAAGAGAACTATGATGAATCTGCCAAAATCCTCTACGCAGACAACCTTCTTTCTGTCAATACCTTCGATTGTTTTCAACAACCCTGCGTTGTTGTCAACTGTCTTTTTACTTGCTACTTTTGCCATATATTTATACGTTTATGTGTTTAAATTCGTTTTAAAGGCATTTCCTTCGCCCGTATTCGCATATCAGCGTTGCATCGCACTTGTTATCGTCTACGTTCTTGCACTTGCTTGTACGCCTAAAATCTTCGGTCGGAAACAGTCGTCTTGCGGCGTTGATGGATGTCGCCTTGTTGTCAGTGCTTTTCTTTCCGCAATAACTCTTGACAACCTTATCGTGACTTATCCAAATCTCCTTCTGCCAAGTCTTCGGAGGTACAAGATGATAGGGTATCTCAAGCGCAATCAACAGGCCTTGCAGTACTCCGAACGTTTCTCCGAACGAGAATGTGGACTTTGCTGACGAACCGAAGATGGCGTGTATCTCCTCCATACAGCACACGCAACTTTCCTCACACAATGTCTTGATGTTTTTCAGAAATATCGCAATGTCGTGATAGTCACAATCCTGCAAGGAGCAATACTCACGCGTGCCGTCAGGGTGCATTACTGCTATGAAACCCTTTGAGCCAGGGTCTATACCGATGTATGTCTTGTTTGCCATATCATTTTACTCCCGTTGAATTAAAGCCGTTGTCACCACGTTTCTTGTTGCCATTTTCTTCTTTCTTGATAACGCCGCTAACAAGTTCCGTGTTCGGTATCTCCACGATACGCATCTGCGCAATCTTCGTGCCGGCTGGGATAATGATGTTCTTTGACAGATAACTGCCTATTCCAAAGGTTTTTACGATTGCGTTCACCTCGCCAGTATAGCCGCTATCTATCAAGCCAAGTTTAACATCGGCATCAATGCGGACTTCGACAAACTCTCCTTCGAAGTGCTCTCTTCGGGCGTACAAGCCCTTGGAAGACATACCGCTTCTTGGCTGTATCACCGCAGCGAGGTGTTTCGGGAGCTGTATCTTGAAGCCGAGAGGTATCATACATCGGTCCCAATCGTACACCTTCACGTCTTCCTTTGTAAACACATCATACGCTGCATCGGCATCGTGCGCCTTTTCAGGCATCCTGCCGCCACAAAGTTCTATTACTATCTTCTCTCTTTCCATTTTGTTTTCGTTTATTATTTCTTACCGTTCCACTTTACAAACTCCTCACAAGCCTCATCTTCGCCCATTACGAACGTGTAGAGGTCTTTGGCGAGGCAATAGGGCGCGCTGTCTGCATCCTCGTCCGCGAACATCACGCAGTCCTTGCACTTGTAATGCTCCTTGCGTTCATCTCCTTTCTTAATCATAAGCCACCTTCCTTTAAGTTGTATTTTTGATAGAAATCACGGCAAAAGAAGTTGTTTACACGCTCTTTTAGACTGTCAGGGGTGGCTGTAGACCAGTCATGTTCCTTAAACCTTTCAAAAGCGATAGTGTTGTGCAAATCTACCATCTCCTGCCAGTCAGTATCATCAAGCGTAACTTTTGTTGTATGTTTCTCAATGTAATCAATAGTAAGAGCAGTTTGAGCGCCAAACGATTCCTTGTCATAAAGAGTACATGTAACAATATTGTTCTTCCCAATCTCTTCTATTTGCATCAAACCCGCAGGAATCTTTAGAAGGATTTTACTATTGGGAATTTGCACGATAGCCTCGCAGTCGTTCCAGAATACCAATCTCTTTCTTATCTTTGATTTCTCTATCATAAGCTGTTCCTATTTACATGAACATTATAATCTTCCTCACTAATTTTGTAAAATTCCGCACTCTCGGAGTAATAGCCGTTACTTGTTCCAAACCATCGAATAGAAACATCCCCATGAAACGTTGCTAAATGATAAAATGTCCAAGTATAAGTATCTTCAATACATTCTTCATCTACAGGATAGTCGTTGTTTAACTCTTCCGCTGTCAGTATTTCCTCATTCAGCAAATCAGCGAAATCGCCGCAAATATCATCTATATATACATCCTCGCAACATTCTTGCTTGTGCGTCATAATGTAAAATTCTCCATCAGCTGTTTTGAAAAACAAAGCATCGTTTGAGTCATAAAGGCCTCTATCGACACTAACGAGTGTTTTTCCTTTTAGCACATCAATGTCGCGATAGTTTTCAAATTCCAAAAACATAAGCTATTCCTCCTTGTCTTTAATTTCTATAAAATCACCGACTCCCAAACGAGCGTTGTTGATGCAATTACATATCCAACCCATAAGGGTATGCCTGGTGCTCATTTCTGCCGTTATACATCCTTTCCAAATCGCACGCATCGTTGATAGACGATAGGACATGATATGCCTCATGGCAGATATTTTTCATAGTCATATCGCTCTTCTTTGGAAAGACAACGAGATTACCGAAGTATTTCCCTGCCTTACTCATACATTCGTCATAAACCATACCTCCGTAGTTTCCTTCACTCATAGGCTCGCCGTTGTGAACAAGAGGCTCGCCTTTCATGTTGGTAAAGCATTTGTCTATTTCTTCTTCAGATGTATTGTACATCACCCAAAGTTTCCTTGGGTAAATCTGCGGTGTATATTCGTAATATCCTTTCTTCTTCATATCCTCAATATTTATTTGTGCAACCTTCCGATGTGCCACCTTGAGCACAGCTCACAGAAGTAAGGCTTTTCGCCAATAGCTTTCAGCCTCGGGTTCTGATTTAGAAACTCCCAAGCATCATCCTCCGTTTCGTATGCTTCCTTCGCCTTCCACGAGTGTTGCTTGCGTGTGTAGTGTTCAGGGTCCGGCTTGAATGGTGGCACTTTGTTGAAGTATTTGTGTCTGTCGTTACCCATTTAGTTTTCTGTTGTTTTATAGTGAATATATTCGCTATAGTTTAATTGAACCATTTTACGGTGGTATCGCCCTTATACCCCTTCTCCCATACGAACCATGCGTAGGCAAGAGCTCCACCCTGATTTGCATTAAAATCTCCGTTTTTAGCACAATTCAGTCTTGATGAACTTACCCAGACGCGAATGGGGGGTAGAACGGAACAGCGCGCGGCGTGCTTTGCCTTCGAGAAACTGCAGTTTGAGAAACATCGCCACTTTCTTACCTTCGGGAATGATGCTCAGAGCCTTTTCCACAAACTGCTGCGCATATTTGTAGGGTGGATTAGTCAGTATGCACTTGCAGCCGTCGGGCATCGTATCCGCTTTAAAGAAGTCCTGCACACCGCCGTAGCCTCGGTCTATAAGGTCGGTGCTCACAACATCGTATCCGAACTCAATAAGACGCTCTGACAAGCATCCAGTACCACAAGCGCACTCCCATATCTTCTTCGGCAAAGAGAAGTGCTTTAATAGCTTGTCTATAGCCTCGGGCGATGTGCTGTAGAAGTCGTGCTCCTCACGCTCCTTGTCCGTGTGATTGCTCGCACCGATTGTTATGAAGGTGCTCTTGCCGTTTCCGTTCCAGTCCTTAGTCATTGCTCAACCTGTTTGTAACCCAAATTATTAAGTGTCCTGCGGATAAAATCCATTCCCTTTTGATAGACGAGTGTCTTGATGCTAATTTTCACACCGTCATGCGTTGTGTATTTCTGTTCTATCGTGCGGAAATATCCACAGTCAACATACTTCTGATATGGGAGATTGTTCCACATGAGTATTTTCGCGTTGCGCAGAATTTCAAACAACTTGTTTCTGCCGATGTTTTTGAAGTGGAGTGTATTCGCAGCTGCCTTGATGTCGATGGCGGTCTTGCTTTCAGCCACTGCTTCAAAGAACTCTACTTTCGGCTTCTGCATCTCAAGCTGCTTCTGCTGTGCTTCTATCTGCTCCTGCTGCTTGGCAGCAAGCATAAGAGCCTGGGCAAATGACTGCGGAACGCCCGAACTCTGACGTATCTGTTGTTCCATGGCGTTAAAGGCGTTTATGTATTCCAACTTGAAAGACAAAGCCTTCGCACCGGTAAAGCCCATAGCAAGCAGTGTAAAGCCGTCACGGTTCATAACATACATTGGGATTTTCTTAACACCACCGGCAGGCATAGGCTGTTCTACCTCGGTAAGAACAAACATCTTTGCAAGTTGCTGATTGTCAACGACAAGTGTTTTTTCACTTGTCGTTGACAGTAAATTATTAATAGCCTTTAGAACATTGTGATGTTCCTTACCGAACTTCTCTGCAACAATCACACTTGTTGTCAGAGCTTGGTTATCGTTGCCTCTAAATACAATCTCTTGCATATTATTAGATTTTAAGTTGCAATTATTTCTTCGTTTTATCAAGTTCCATGATTGTAAGTATCGCATAGTTCGCAAGGTCAAGCAGGGAGTCTCTCATACTCTCGCCCTTCACCTTCGCCTCGTCAGACATCAGAGACTTCATGCGCTTCAACTTCTCTGCCATGTGTCCGTAGGCGTATGTCATGCCGCACTCCTTAAACAGCTCCGCAAAACTATTGCCGTAGTCGTGATTCTTCGCCTTGAAGGTGTCGTACATACCGTTGGTAATGTCGCGGAACGCATCGGCATCTCCAGTTGGCTGTTCAGTAAACGCGGAAAGCTTTGAAAGAACGTCAATCGGATCAAGGGAACATCCGTAATGCTCCATACGGTATTTTTCCCGCCGCTACGACTGCCACCACGAATAAAGTTGTACGCCCAGTTGTTCTTCGGGTTCTCCGTGCTGAAAATAGGGTGTAAATTAGCGTCGATGGCACGTATTCCGTATTGCATCACGTCGCTCAGGGATATGTAGAGCGGTTCCTTTCCGATCGCATCGCTGCGAACCTTGATGTACTCGCCGACCCCTGCGCAATGCGGGTCGTTCTTGTCGGCGAAGCTTATCAGTTTCGGACCGCCGCACACCTCGAAAAGCGGGACTTTGAGCGTTACATATTTTTTGTCTCCGTGCGGAGTTTTCAGCGTTGTCAGATACTGGATAAACTCACACATATCCGTGGCACCACGAAAGCTCGCTACTTGATGCTTACGCTCGATTTTGTTGTTGGGCATCCTAAACTTCAAGCCCTCCTTAATGTCCTCTCTGTTAATCATTGTTACTCCTTTCTTTGAACGGCACCCATATCTTCTCCATCTCGCGCAGCGCAAGCTCGTAGGCAGCTATATCGTCCTCCGTAGGGTTGTTATTGCTGTGATAAACAACAATGGCAAACACAAAGTAACGAAATAATATTGCCGCATCGTAATATTGACGTGGATGACGTATAAAATTGCAACAACTATACCGACCTCCGTCAGGCAGCGTGCCGTCACCAGGTACCACAAGCACATTGAGAGGACGAGTCGCCCATTGTATGTCTATAGGCTCTCCTGATTTTATACGCTCTTTCAACTCACACGCCTCGCAGTACCATGCGTGAAGAGCACCCTCACCGGCATATTGCACCTTTGGTATAGGGCATTTCAGCAAACGCTGCAAATCATCCAATAACTCCTGTTTCATATCTCGTTCTTGTTTTTCTCTTTCGTAATATCTCTCATATAGTCGAAGATAGACTGCACGAAGAGGTTGCAGGTACAATCCGTAAACGGGTTCTTCTCGAATAGTGGCAGTTTCTTGAAGTCAGTCCTGAACCAATTATCGAACTGCAACAAGACATAGCGCATCACGGCTACATCATGGGCATTGTTCATCGCTCCATCAAGATTTCGCAAAGCTCTTTCCGATAACTCGCGCAAATTATGATACCCGTAGAGCATCCGTCTATTTTTATTTTTTTTCTTCATTAAAGTTCTTGTTTTCTTGTTCTATCTTCTTCTTGTTTTCGTAATATCTCTTCAATGCCTCCGAAAGCTTCTTGTTCGCTTGCCTCTTCGCATCCTCTTTTGCCGACTCTCTTGTAAACAGCGTTTCAATAACCTCTTCTTTGCCGTATTCGTTCATCATCGCCTTACCCTTCTTGATGTGGCGTTGCATCTTTTCTCTTTTGAAGTAATAACGATGCTTTATGATGGCTCTGCGCTCTTTATATGTCAGCTTTCGTTGCTCCGGCGCAAGCTCTTTTTCGTTTGGGTCCTCCGCAGGCTTGAAAAGCTCGTCTTCGTCAAATGAAGCTGGCGTTTTTTCGCTTGCGGACTCCATTGCGTCACGCAATTCGGAGAACTCGCCGGTCATCTCTTGAAGGAAGTCTGAGGTTCGGGTGTCAGTTAGGCTTTCGCTGTTCGTTTCTTCGGTTTTGCAGTCGCGGCCTTCTTTTTTTTTGCTACAGGAGCCTTTTTGGGTGTTGAGGTCGTCTTTTCTTCTGCTTCTACCTCCGCTGCCTTTTCGACTGCCGTCGCCTCCTCGTGCTGCGCATCAGCTTCGAGCATCATGCGCTCAATCTCGCCCTGCTCATCGTCGGTAACTGACGGCGTAGCATCTTCGGCATCGTCGTACTCTACAATTTTAGTGGCCGCAAGATCGGACTCATCGCTCTCAAGCTGCAATCTAATACCGCGTTCACGGAGTTTTAAGATTACCTCCTCGTCGCTCATGGTCATTACCTTCGATTTCTCCTCTTCGTCCTCTGTGACGGTGAACAAATGATAACGTCGGTCTTTCTCGTCGCCCACATTGACATAACGAGCCTCGTCAAGAAACATATACGGATGTATTCTCACACGCTCTCGTATGGGCGACATACGCCCGTAGTCTGTCTTGTAGCTAATCAGTCCTTCTGCATTGCGCTCAATAGCATAATAGGAGAGGTCCCCATTAAGTTTGCGAACAAGGGCGAGTGCCTTTATCCAAAATCCATCCTGCTCACCTCTCCACATCTTCGGTAAGCCAATCTGTGTAAGACCAAGGTCGGTCAACGCTGATTTCAGCGAGTCTTCTGTAATATTTGCCATGTTTTTAATAGTTTTATAAGTTATGAAACAGGTCGCTTTGCCCAGACTGCTGCATCATGGAGCGATATTTGTCAAGCTGATTTGTCGGCACGAACAATCTTTCAACAACAGAGCTTGTCTTTGTGGCGCATAGACTCTGCTTGTGTTTAGTGTTCCACACCTCCGTAAATCTGTCTGCCGGCATGTAGTATTCACTTATCAACACCAACTCCTCCTGATTGCAGCACCAGTCGTAAAATTCGCTGTGATTGAACGGCTGTGTAATAGAAGAGTTCTTGCCATAAGCATTTGTAGAGAAATACGGAATATCCGCATATATAACAGAGTTAGGCTGTATCTCAACCTCTCTGTAGTCCACCTCGGAGTACTGAAAGCTCTGTAGACGTTCGAGACGTTCGAGGCTTTCGAGGCGAAAGCTCTGTAGACGTTCGAGACGTTCGAGGCTTTCGAGGCGATCAGTGTCGTAGCTTGTAGATAAACTTGCGAACGAACCCGCCGAATTAGTCTTTAAACACTCCCTTATGGCAGAGCGGAACTTAATCCGCCTTTCGTGCCAACCCGTAACTTCCCTAAGTGCCTCCTTGCACACCTCGCTTACGCTTGGATATAGGTCGCTTAAAAGACCAAAATCTCCGTATATTATAGCATAATGACACGCCTTCTTGTACGGCTCAATGGCTTTCGAGTACAGGTAATCACGCTGATTATTGCCGAAGCTCCAGCAGCAGGAGATGTAAGGGTCGGTATCTTTTAGGTCGAAGAATCTCTCACGGCTCACCCATCTCGTTTCCAGGGCGTATTTACCATCCATGCTGTCACGGAAAAGCCTCAACGCCCGACTGTCTATATCATTGGCGTAGCAGTGTTTATATCTACCTTCGAGGAGCATCTTGTGGGTCACAGCACAGCCACCGGCAAATAAATCATAGAAGTTGTCAACGCCTTTATACGGAATCGCCTCCACCAATCTGTCTACCACCTGCGACTTGCTGCCCTTGTACGGAACTCCCCACCACTTGCGCTTAACCATTCGATACCTTGCCTCCGTTTTTAAGCCAGTCCTCAATGGTTGTACTTGCACTGTCAAATGTTCTACCAAAAATATTGACAAGCTTCACCGAACACTGGAGATACGGCGTGTTTTTTATCACATCAGAGGACGGCTCGCAGGCATCCTGTACCAGAAACAACGCCTTGCGCTGTCTGTAATCGTCTTTCCATAACACCAGAGAGCCTTCCAGGTAGGAGTAAAGTTCATCCCATGCAGCCTCCATGTTCTTTGTCTGCTCCTCGATTGACAGACTTGTGGCAGTGTTGATGTTATACCCGAACACATAAACAGAGAGCGTGCATGTTATGCTTTCATGCGTAGCGTTCGGGGCCACAAAAACCCTGAGAGCATCTGTTTCAGCATAGCTTTCCGTGTACACGCCTTTCTGCTTACCCTTGGAGTTGAGACCAGTCATTGACTTGTAGCGAATAACGCCGCCAAAATCATCCTCAAGACTCTTTGGCGTGCCGCCACTCTCCCACACACCCTGCGCAGACTTCGTGTATCGCTGTATGTAAAATTTCTTATCGGCCATCAGATTTCGTTTTGAATACAAAGTAAGGACATACAAACAAGCATTGCAAGCTTTTGAACTGCAAACCCTATTTTTTTAACATTTTTGTTAATTTATTTAACTATTACGCAGGTTGTAATAATTACACACATAAACTCAAGAGAAACAAGATACAAACATACACAGATGAGTAATAAAGATAAAAAAGGCTGTTTATTTGCGTTCTAAGCGTATTTTAACCGAAAGATGATTAACTATACCAAAAGGAAATAAAATGGCGTCAGAACGAAAGGAAATAGGGTAATAGACAACTTTGAAAGCGGAGTGGAAATAGCATGGAAAATAATAAAAAGTGAAGCACTGCTGCGTGTGACACCTCCAAAAATAAAAAAAATAAAAAATTAAGGGAAAGGGTGGGTGCGGTGGGTGCGGTGGGAGTCCGGGGGGGTGGG